GGCTCCGCGTGTGTGAAAACGTATGGAGTTCCACCACGGGACGCCATATAGCACGGCTCCAGCCTCTCGCATCCCTCCGCCTCCCGTTCGAAGCCTACCATAACAAGCTCCAAGCGTTGTTGAACGAAAAAAGAGTTTTGTCAAGCGAATAAAAGCGTAAAGCGAATAAAAGCTATTGTCAATCCCCGCGGGCAGTAGCTTTTTTGTTTGCCCCAGGGATAGACCCACGCGAGCATCTATATATCGGACGCAGAATTGTGAAAAGTTATCCACAGGACACAGAATTGCAAATATGCTATAATAAAAAAGTAAAGGTCGAAACAAAAATAACATAAACATGATTCCAAAAATTATTAGAAAGAAAGGCGAGTCGGACAAAGATTATATGTTGCGGGTCGCGCTGGCGTTCGTGCAAGAAAATTGCGTAGGCGCCGAGGTGTTTTACGATGATGTTGAGTGTGATGGGTATTGCTTCTGCGATGACGTGAGGACCCTGCTCAACATTGATGATGATTCGTACGGAAACTAGTCGAAAATTAAATTAATAACATGAGACTTAATATTCGGGCGGAAGAATTTGCCCTGGATGCCCTGCCTAGGATTGTGGCGTGTATCAAGTCCACCCCCCAAATGTCTAGGAAGGACGCCCTGAGCATCGCTAGGAGTATTGTCAGGCGCCTGGACGTGTTCCGTGAGTTTGACGAAAAGAAGATGTCTGAATACCTCAGGGACAGCGCATGTGAACTGTTGGGAATCGAGTAATATGAGATTATTAACAATAGATAATAATTATTCGGTCGTGTGTGAAGATAGAAACACGCATGGCGGTTTTTCTCATAAAGCCACGCTATTGTATAAGGGTCGCGGAATAGAGGAGGCAAAAGTAGCTTATATCAATAGAACGTGGGAACGCTATCGGTTTGAAACGGTCCTTTACAAGCTAGCGGAGCAAGCGGGGCGGTTTGGTAAACTACCCCAGCCTCAACTCAAGATGTTTTTACAGATTTGTAAAGATGGATGGTGGAATTGAGCGTTGCTAGTGCCTTGTATTCTCACTACAGGGCACCATGGAGCGCTGAAAAGCCTCTCGCTGGAATAGTCCCCAGCGTGAAAGCGGAGTGTGGACGCTTAATAAATTAATATGAGACCAGATAAAAAGAAGCAAAAAAAAGTCAGGGTTGTTCCTAAAAAGAAACGTGGGGTATTCACCTACCTCGTTCTGGGGTCCAATAATTTCTGGTATGGAACGTGTTCGACGCTTGCGGAAGCAAAAGAGGTGGCTGATACCGCTATCATAAGCCCAGAGAGTTTTGATGACCCAGAAACCGGCTATACGCCGGACTCACCGGATGGGGTTTTCATCTATAGGTCTCCTGGTCGGGATAAATATACCTTAATTACAGCGTCTAAAAAACGATAATCATGAGCAAAGAACACATTACAAGACTGTGGGTTGCCTTTTGGGCGCTATCGATTCTTTCTAGCGTTTCCCCTTTTAAGTGGGCGTCCGCAACATACATGGTGCTGAGTATTGTTTGTTGGGTAATGGCCGTTTCTATAGAAGAAAAAGAATAACTATGGATAGAAATACCAGAATACAAAAATTCGGTCGCGAAATTATAGAAGACGAGGAAAAAACCTGGAAAGCCAGGGGGTATATTGTAAACGACAAAACCGGTCTTCTAGAAAAGTTCGCTACTAAGACGGGTATAGAAGAGAGGTTGGAATACCTACGCGGTGAAATAAACGCGGAAAGAATCAGCTATGCGGAAATTGCGGAACTTCAGTCGTTGAAAGAATATATTGACCCCTCAGACACTCAATTGCTAGAGTGGGCGGGAGTTGATGAAGCTTAACCATGAAACTATACGGAACAATTACTAGCGAGCGGGCAACCAAGGGTCAGGGAGGAAGATTTTTGGAGATAAAAATAACCGACGAAAAGCTCAAGACGCTTTTGGCGTTTACAATCATTCCATCAGACACAGAGGACCCACTTCCCGCAATTGAAATAGCGGGCGGTAGCTATGAGGTCCTTTCCCAGCTTTGCGACGCTTGTGCGGAGTGGAGAAACAAACTTCTCCCAGGAAAAGAACGGGTCCAAGTGTGCTATTATGAGCACTCCCGAGGGAAGTATGCGGGACTCTCAGTGCCTCACTACCACGACGTAGAAACAAAAGGAAAAGGCAAAAAGCAAACAGACGAATAACAAAAGTCAAAAAGCAAAAAGCCGTCTATTACCACACGATAGGCGGTTTTTGTTTTGGTGGCGGGTAGGGTTGTGGATAAGTATGTATAGCGGACGCAGAATTATGTAGATTTAACGCAGAATTGTAGCCGTTTAGCAGACGCAGAGTTATCCACAGTTCGCGCTTGACAATTTAAAAAATAGGAGTAAGATAATAATTGTTCGATTGTGTTTTAGGTCATTTACAATACTAGGAGCGAGATTGGGCGGGCGATTACGGGATTAACAAGGGGTCAGCCTCCGGGCTCGGGCCACTTAACTTTGATTCTATCAAAAAGCCCTGTAATCGTTGTATTATATATAACATTTAACGACGGTCTTGCTAACGCGCATTCATTTGCCCTCCTAGTATTTTTATTATATTATGAACATAGCATCCATATTATTAATTTTACAGTTGGCGGTCAGCTTAATAACTACAGTCAACGCAAACCCGAGTTCAACGCAAGAACAGAGGGAGGTTGCTGGGCGCTACGCAGAATATGCAATTACTCTGGCAGTAGATGAAATTAAGCAAAGCCAAAAAACCTCAAGCCTACCACTGTCTGAGTCGATTATTCAAGCGCCAATCATAGTACCGGAAATCCCCACGGTAGTGTTGCCGGAACCCGCGGAATCCTGTAAGCATGGCCGTAGGCTACCAGATTCTATCATTTCTTCTCTGCCCAGTGATATTCAAAAAACAAATTCGATGTATCAATGTCATTGGTATTTAAATACCTATATGCCTGAATATAAGTTTGATGCTATGTCGGGGGCCCAATATTAAAATAAAGTCGTCTTAATAAACAAAACAATATGAAAATAAAATTAAACATAAATAGATATCATTTTACTCTTTTAATGCTATGGGGCATATATTTGGCGTGGGCGCTGGTAATCTTGGGGTTTTTAATGTGTATCCTTGGGTATGCAATGAATATTGTAAAACTAACCAAACTTGATTTCAAAGAGCCCTATAAAGCGGAGGTTGTTCGGGTACTTGGAATTGCCCCCCCTATTGGAATCATAGTCGGTTGGTTGGATATAGAAGATTAACCAAAAGAAATAATATGAAAAAGGAACATATACACAATTGGATAGCGATTTCCTATTTTTATACAGAAGATACCAAACAAAAGGACGGGGAATATCTTGTTTTAGAGTGTACTGAGTGTAGTAAAATAAGAGTATTAGAAGGTGAAAACACCAGAGACAATGACTAAACCAACCCCAAAACCCAAAGCAAAGAAGGTGAAGGAGATTTATGCGTGGGCGGTGTTAGGTAATGATTCAAGACAAATAGATGCCTTATACGCACTTCCTCCAACTTACCAGACGGATACTAATTGTTGCAACTTAATGATTTTTAAGAATAGGAAGATGGCTAAAAAATCGGCGGGAGCATACGGAAACAAAATCATCAAAAAACTCCTCATAACCATAATAGATTAAAAGGTACGAATTAAAAGAAATATAAATATGAACCAAACAAAACAAGAAGGGTGGGATGGAGAGTTTGAGGATAAGTTTCCTTGGCAACAATTTATGTGTGCTACCACAGACCACGCACGGAGAAAGCAGAGAGAATTAAAATCTCTCCTCTCCAAAAACAGAGAAGAAGTATTGGCGGAGGTGAGGGAAAACGGATTAAAACTCGCCAATGCTTATATCGTTGGTTGTATGGATGGAAGAATTAAGAAAATGATTCCTTATGACAAGGGTATTAAAGACCTCCTCTCCTCCCTCCAATCCCCCACAGAGGAAGAAGGGAAACACTTTTTAGAAAGTAAGGAATTTTTAGACGCAATAGAAAAAATTGGAACGGAAAATAGACCACCAGAGGAAGAACCCAAAGAGGAAACAAAGATATGAAATATAAAATTCTCATAGATTACGGTGTAGAGGGATATCAATTTCGGGACGAAGAATTTGATACCGTAGCGGGTGCGGTAAAACACGCGATTGAAGTAAATTATGGTTCCCCATTTCTTATTGTGCAGGTCGTAGAATGGGAAGTAAAAGAAAAAGAGGAAACCCAATAACTATGAATATAAAAGAGATAGCAAAAGAGTTAATCATTCAAATTATTAACGAAGCAATTGAGAACACTGAGGATTATGACAGGAAGGAAAGGTTGGAGCAACTAAAAGAAGACCTATTCGGTTAACCTTATGACCAAAACAATAGAGCGTATAAGGGAATTGTGCCCTGATACTATGGAGTTGAAGTTCGGGTGTTTTGTTAAGTCAAAATATCATCCAGCATCTACAAGAGTGATTGAGGACTATTCAATGATTGGTGGTTCTATTGATACAGAAGACGGAATAATGGAAACAAACGCAATTGAAATCCTCGGCTCTCCCATCACTCTCGCGGTGGTGTTGAGAGCGATAAATAGCAATTCAGAAGGAAAACTTTATGGATGCAGACATTCAAGCATTGAAAAAGACGTTGTAAGATTTTTGGAATATAGAGCGTCCGAAGGAAAAACAGAAATTTATATTCCATTGTTTTGTGAATGGGATTTACTTAACGACAACCTCCTTGAACAAAGCAAACAAACCCAGGACTTCGTCGCCTCCTGTATTGGAGTTAAGGAAGGATGAAAGAATGTAAAAATTGCGGAGGACAAGGACGTGAAGTAATCGGTGAATACCTTGTAACCCTTGATATGGCTATAGACGCAGGAGATAGAAGTTTGGAGGGAAGCCATTTTGATTACGAGTATGGAATGTGTCCAGTATGCGAGGGAACGGGAATTGAACCAGAAAAGTCCCCAAATCTTAAAGAAAGGGAGTAGGGGGAGGATGAAATATGGAGAAACAAATAAATCATAAAATTTCGTGCTTAAATCCAAATTGTGTTGGGGGACGAATTGAAACCACAATGGAGGGGGATAGCGGATATTCAAATTGGACGGTTATGGATAGTGGATTTGTGGAGTTTAAGTGTCATGGGTGCGGAAAATTTGCCTCAACTGACGAATGTAAAAAACCAAACGAGCCGAAAAACTTTGAGGTTATATGCGTTTTGTGTGGGAGTAAGGAATGGGAGTCCAAAATACAAGACGTTGACTGTGAGGACGAGGAAACCCATATTGAGTGTGCGGAATGTGGTGCCAAAACATTTAATTTTGAAGAGTTGGGGATAGACAGTTAAACCCCCACCCCAAGAGAAAAGGAATAGAATGAATAAAGAAGAAATAAAAATAGTAAGGGTTTCTATAAAGTGGGTTAAAAAGGCTGGGCGGTGGTGTAAAACCACGTTCTTTTCTAATGGAAAACAGAAACAGGAATGGTCAAAAGAAAAACCAACCGAATAATATGGTCGCAATTTTATTCTTAATATTTTTAGCATATCTCGGAATTAAATCATGAAAAGGGTCATTGAAATAGAATTTCTGTCATCTGGACAACAAGTACAACACGGAGATATCGTTTATTCGGCAAATTTGACCTTCTCCGGGACTTTTATGTGGGACCCCGACCCGGATGTCGTAAAACAGGTCGCGAGGCTCCTAGTGCACGATTTTGACGATTCCGATACAAACACCTGGGCGTCGTTTAAGTTAAAAGAAATTAAAAAAACCGACAGAGGAAAATGGTTTGTAAAAATAGTTCAACCTTATTTAGATTAATGGGAAGTATTACTAAGTATAACTATAGTTATATATAGTTATATGCCCTCCTTGTCGGTAAGTATAGCAAACAAATTTAATTATGTCAATACCAGAAAAAAACACAGATAAAATAACAGATTCTAAAAGTTATCCACAGCTTGAGGAGGACAGGGTAATAAAAAGCACTGAGCTTGCGGAAGAGCTGTCAAGAGAGGAACCTCAGCAGTCTTTTTCCACGGGGATGTTTCATTTGGATAAGATGACAAATGGGATTAAAGAAGGCGACCTTGTTATCCTCTCTGGCCTAACTGGAAACGGAAAAACAGAACTCGCGGTGACGTTGGCAAAAAACTTTATTAAAAATAACGCCCCGGTTCTTTTTTTCTCATATGAAATCTCTCCGCAAGAGCTGTATGAAAGATTTGGGGTAGATGGCCCGGTCTATCACATACCAAGGGTGATTAAGAATGGTTCCCCAGCGTGGATTGATAATAAAATAATCGAAGCGCAGAATAAGTTCGGGGTTAAAATCGTATTCATAGACCACCTCCACTACCTGATAGGCATGAACGACACGCGGGCCAAAAACACCGCGGAAATGTTAGGATGGATGTGCCGAGAATTTAAACAAATAGCCAGAAATAGGAAAATAGTTATTGTTCTGCTGGCCCACGTGCGTAAGTTTGATTCATCAAGGCCAACAATGCAGGACATAAAAGACAGCTCGGGCATCATGCAGGAGGCTGATACCATTATGATTATTCACCGTTCTGGGAAGAAGCGCTCAAGGAAGACGGCCCAAGCCGAGGACCTAGATGAACCATACGAACTTGACAACAAAGCCATTTTGTATCTTGATAAAGTACGAAGAAGAGGCGGTAGACAGGGTAAAATTGACATGGAGTTTAATGGAAGCGAATACAAAGAGGCATTGGCATAGTTATCCACAGCCGCGTACTTGACAGGTAAAATAAAAGTAGTAAACTTAAAAGGTCGATAAGAAAAAATAACAATGTATAATAATCAAGAAGAATATAAGTCTGGCTTCGGGGAAATGGAGGACGTTCCCTCTGGACCGACTCCACAGCCATCCGGCCAGAGGAAACAATATTCAACAGAATTTGAGTCTCCATCTTTCTTTACTGATAGCGTGCGCCACATCCGCGTTCTAAACTTTGAAAGAGTTGACGGACAACAGGTGGGGGCTAAGTTTGTAGACAGGTGGGGCAAGGTGAACAGAATCACGTTTCACGAAATCTACAACCCCGTTGTTGGTGGTGGACATGGAAAGGATAAAATAATGAGCGTCTCTAGCTACTCGTTTTATCTAGACTTTAAGGCCGCAAAAATAAAACCCAATGACGAAGTGTTGGTAACGTCTCTTAACCTTCCAAACCCGTATGACCAGGACAAATCATACAGGAAATGGGTTTTCCAGGTGGTATACAATCCAGCTAATAATCCCGGCGCCACACAGTCGCGTCCTAATGCGCTCCAAAACAATCCGTATCCAGAAAACTAACAATGAAAGAGCACGAAATATTACTAACGATTCTAGGGAACAGAGAGAAAACGGTTTTTGTTTCCGAGGAACTGTTGAATAGGCTACTAGATGTTAACGCGGAAGTAACAGTTGACTTCACCGCCAGTCTGTATAGGCCGGAAATGATTCCTAGCCACGATGACCTGCCTAATAAATGGCATATAAAGATAAAGCCCATTGGTGAAATTAGAATAAAATAATATGGAGCAACCCAAGGGAATAAGAAAAATTACATATAGCAGCCCAGGCGACCCAGAAAAAAAGATTACAACCAAAGTAACACCGACGTCACTAACTCATCTAGACATTAAACTCGATAGAGTTGCATCCGCAAAGCCAGCAACCGAAAACTACTGGGAGAAGAAAGACAAGTTCTTTGAGAATAAGGATTTTTATGGAGAGTTCGGCAGCGCCCTTGGGCAAGCGCTAAACCTAGCAAGGCAGGACGGTAAGTCTTTTGACCACCAGGAGATAGAAAACAGCGTGTTTGGGTGGTTTGCTCTCGGGCTCAAGCTAAAGAGCTCAGAGCGATTCTTAGCTGCGTTTAGAGAATATTATGAGGAGCGTGAGTCTAGAAAAAAAGGCCCGGCTCCGATGATAATTCACAAAGAGGAAGATTAACAATTAACGGTGCGTATGGGCCGGGTGAAAAAGAGTTTGCTAATGTGACGTCTTATTAGCAGTGGTATTCTTAAGGATTAATCCTCCGCCGCATACGATAAATGGGCAATGCCCGTGAGAGCCCAGCCATTTCTACATAATTTGACCAAAGTATTGACTTTTCAGCCCGATTATGCTAGAATTATAACACTATAAAGGGGTTACGACTATAAAAGCAGGGAAAAAGTAATGAATCTTGCCTGGAGCTTTGCGACGCGACCTCTTTTTAACAACCACGCGTTAGTATACCGTAGGAGTAGCGGGTCTGCCTGTAAAGCAGATGCTTCGGCTCGGGTGGTGCAACTCCATCCTAACGCACATTGTCTCGGTGGTGGAACCGGTATACACAACGGTCTTAGAAACCGTTCGCTGAGGGTTCGAATCCCTCCTGAGACACGCCCACGTAGCCCAAATGGAAGAGGCAGCTAGCTCAAACCTAGTCAAGTGACAGTTCGAATCTGTCCGCAGGCACAGTTCTTTAATGCTCGTATATCCCAACGGCAGAGGAAGGCGGCTTAAACCCGCCCCAGTGTTGGTTCGAATCCAACTACGAGTACGCCTTACTAGTTCAATGGCAGAACGGCTGTTTTGTAAACAGCATATCGGGGTTCGATTCCTCGGTTGGGCTCCGGTGGTGATTGTAGTGTAGTAGCAACACGTCTCCCTGTGAAGGAGAAATTGTGGGAGCGTAACCCACCAGTTACCCATTAAAATAGCCTAGGGAAGGTGCGGTCATCTTGTCTGTCTCATAAGCAGATTAAACGAGTTCGACTCTCGTCTAAGCAACAAAATAGCTAGCTCGGTTAATGGTAAACCGCCTGTCTCCAAAACAGGGACTGAGGGTTCGATTCCTTCGCTGGCTGCCTATAAGCGATTTAACAAGTTAATAGTGGGTTTATGGGGGCGTCCTTTAAGGACTATTCGCTGGGCAGGCGGGTATGTAAAAGACCCCTCCACAAGCCCATTATTAACTAAAGAATCGTCCTTCGCGTAGGTGCACTCAACCTAATCAGTTGAGGTATCTACGGGGTGGAAGATTATGAAGGGTAGTGGATGGTTGCCGAAGCCCATATCGGTATAAATGTTAAAAAATAAATTAGTTCGCCTGCTTATAGTCGGGACAGTTAAGGGGCTTTTGGGATTAATTCTCGGAGCATCACTAACGATTACCAAGCCAGTAGAAGCAGAAGCGCCAGTAATGGAAAAGGACACCCTGTGTCCACAGGCCCAAACACTGACTGATTATCGCTTGGCGGATAAAAATTTTTCTCTTGAAGAAACTAGTATCTATAAATGCCATCTTTATAACGAGTCCTTAGACGCGTCTTTATTGCCGCGCGAATTTATTATTCTACGGGATAAAATTGTAGAGAGGGAAAGTTCTTGGATTAAAGATATATATGGTGACCACGGGTCGGCGTATTCTTTTGCGCAATATCATGAACCCACATTTGAAGAAATGAAGATTCGCGCGAATATGCCTTGGCTCCAATATAGAAATCCGGAAGACCAACTCACGCTACTCGCGTGGGCATATAACGAGGGACCTAGAGAAATGAGACACTGGACAACTTGGAGGCGCCTCGTGGGGGCCTAAGTTATCCACAGCTCGCCTATTGACAAGCTCTATAAAGTAGAGTATATTTTTATTAGAAGATTAAGAGTATATAAAGAGACGCGGTGACCGAATAATCTGTTTGGCGGTGGATAAGGTGCGGCGAAAACACGCAGGATGGTGTTAGTAGTCGGCTATGATGCTGATAATAAATCAATAAAAATGTATCGCCTACAAAGTGGCTCCAATAAGTGACTGAGCCAATACACAAAAAACATTATGCGCAGGCTCCTAGGTTCAGTGTATAATGTGTGTATTTAGAGCAAAGAACCTTTCGGAGGGGTAAGCTCACGAGGTACTAGATGGGTCTAGTACGCGTCAAAAATAAAAGCCCAATTCCGACTTCATTTAAGGGAAAACATAACCCCTTCCGCCCCTCTTTGTGTACTCTTGGTCTCATATAAAAATGGAAATCAAAGAAATAATAATGGAGTGTGATGAGTGCAGCAAAGACGCAACTCAATGTTTGTGTGATAAGTGCCTAGATAAAATAAGAAGGGTCTCTTACGACGAAGGATATGACGCTGGATATAAAGACGCACAAAAAGAAAATAATGATTAAAGCATTTCCAAAAATATTCGCGGTTGGAACTGATTACATCAGTCCTATTTTTGAAGACGAGGTAGAGGTGACCGAAAAGATTGACGGTTCTCAATTCTGCTTTGGTAAAATAAATGGAGAACTGTTTATGCGGAGCAAGGGTACACAGCAATATGCAGAAAACCCGGATAAGATGTTTAAGGAGGCCGTTGACTATGTTGTATCTATTGAGGAGAAAATACCAGACAACACAGTTTTGTATTGTGAATATCTAAAAAATCCCAAGCACAACGTCCTTTCATACAGTAGAATTCCAAGGAATCACCTTATTTGTTTCGGCGTTGCGGACTCAACTGAATCGTTTAAGAAAAACTATAAGGACATTGCTGAAAAGTTAGGAATCGAAACCGTCCCCGTGCTATACATTGGTAAAGTTAACAGCCCACAAGAGCTCCTCGACTTCCTCGAAAAAGAAAGTGTACTTGGCGGGCCAAAGATGGAGGGGGTGGTGGTAAAAAATTACAATAAACCATTTCTGTTGGGGGGACAACCAATTCCCCTTATGTGCGGTAAATATGTTTCAGAGGCATTTAAGGAGGTGCATAGAGAGCGGTGGGGAGAAGAGAACACTGCGCGAGGTAAGTTTCAACTCTTTAAAGAAAGCTTTAGGACTGACGCTCGGTGGGAAAAATCAATTCAACATCTAGCAGAAGCTGGGCAACTAGAGAATTCTCCCCGAGATATTGGTAAGCTTCTTGGAGAGGTAAAGAAAGACATTGAAGAGGAGGAAAAGGAAAACATTAAGAATTATCTATACAAAGAATTCATCGGTGAGGTTCTAAGAACGGCAACTGCCGGGCTGCCAGAGTGGTATAAGCGTCGACTACTAGAAAAAGGATTTTCTAATGAGAAAAAAGAGAGTTAAACAATTAATTAAGGAGTTCGAAAAGAAAAACGGTCGGAAACCAAAACACGCTATGTGGGCCGTAGAGCCAGGGGAGACCAACCTAGACGACCCGCATTACACTCTACTTGAAGAAAGTGAACGTAGGAAAATTAAAAAGGTTAGATAAGTATATCGTCTCATGGATAGATTCCTGCGGAGAGCAAGGATGGAAGGAACTCGGCGAAGTTGATAAGGATGAGACAGACATGTATCAAGAGACGGTTGGATTCTTTCTTTATGAAACAGAAAATTCTTACTGCTTCTGTATGACTATGGCGCTTAACTCCACCGTCAATGACATGAGACTACAAATACCAAAGGTTGCGATATTAAAAATTAAGAGAATAAAAAATGGAAAAAATAAGACAATTTAAAACAGGCGCGACAAGGAATTTAGATGAGAGCAAGCCGGACTATGAAGCTTTTATTAGCCCTTTTGTTGTACATCGTTACGGTGAGTTTATGCACTCGCACCGGAAACAGAAAGACGGAAAGCTCAGGCCCGGAGACAACTGGCAGTTAGGAATGGGGTTTGATGTGTTTATGAAGTCACTGGACCGCCACGAAAAAGACATGCACCTAATGCACCGTGGGGGAAAACCAATAAATCATGACACCGGAAAGCCTTGTGAAAAAGAAGAGCTACTGTGTGCAATCATATTCAACGCCAGCGGATACCTAGATGAATTACTTAAAGGTCGTAAATATCTAAAATAAAAAACAATGGAAATACTTATATTATTAGCCTTGTATGTAATCGGGTTAGCGACGGCTTGGTGGCTTGCAATTGATGCGATGGATGAAAAGGCGCGGGCTTTTGAGCTCTATTCTAACCAGATTAAAATAAACGCAGCGCTGCATATGGAGTTGCGCAACGAGCAACAACAGTGCGATAGGGAGCGAGAAGCTAAATATTTTCTTCTGAAACAGCTTAATGATTTAGGGTATGAAGTTAAGCCTCAGTCGAAATATCAGCTTGTAAAAATATCAAAGAAGAATAAATAACGATGCAAATAGAGGTTCATAAATATGAAGACGTTCGGGATAAAATTCTATCCGGAATCAATAAGATTGAAAAGCCGGTCATAGGCACGCTAACGCCGAAAGGCAGAAACGTCATCTATGATACTGGTTTTGGTTATGGCGTTACTAACGATGGAAAAACCATCGTACAACAAATAACCAGCGAAGACCCGGTTGAGGATGCTATTATTAATATCATCAAACAAGCGTCCCTTAAGACAGACCAGGTTGCCGGAGATGGAACAACTACAGCAATATTACTTGCCGCAAGGCTTGTGCGCGGAGGGTTTAAACTTATCGACGAGGGATGGAACCCAATGGAATTGAAGCGCGAACTTGATGTTGTATCCAAGTTGCTTACAGACGAAATTGAGGCCCGCTCAGTAAAAATTACCACGGAAGATGAAGATAAGTTGTTTTACATTGCCCGCACGTCATCTAATAATGATACCAAGATTGCAAAGAACATTGTTGACGTAGTGAAGCGCTCCGGAACTGACGGCATGGTTTTCCTGGAAAGGAATTACAAGAGCGAGGTTGAGATTATTGGAGAAGACGGATTCTATATGGAGTCAGGTATGTTTGACGCTAGGTTGTCTAACCAAAGAGGAAGATTCTCAGCGTTATACCAGGATGTACCAGTGTTTATTACCGACAGCAGACTGTACTATGAGAAGGAGTGCGTGGCAATTCTTGACGCGGTACATAAAATGAACTATAACAAAGTTGTTATAGTTGCGCGTGACTTTATTGGCCAGGCCCCAAACATATTTATCTCGAACCATATGAATCAAAAAGTAAACTTCGAGATTCTGTTGGTAAAAGATACAAGTCTGATTAAAAGCGGGATATCAGAAACGCTCGATGACCTGGCTACATATCTTGGTACTACCGTGTATTCGTCAGATAAACTTGGGTCTATAAGCGTTGAAAAATTGAAGGTAGAAAATTTCGGTATTGCGAAAAGGGTTTTTGCCGACGGAACAAAATCTATCTTTACTCCAAAGGACCAGGATAAGTATAAGGTGATGGTAGACCTCCGCGTAAAAGCAATCAAAGACATGCTTGAAGACGAGCAGAAGGAGGCCGAGAGGAAGAACCTAGAAAAAAGACTCGCGTCTCTTACCAGTGGGGTTACCACAATGCGAATTGGAGCAACTACTGAGCCGGAATTAAATGAGTTGATGCATAGATACACAGATGCGCTCAGCGCAACGCGAAACGCACTGAAAGAAGGATATGTTATTGGCGGTGGACTAACGTTATTTAATTCATTTAAGCAGATTAAATATCAATTCCCGGACCTAAACCAGGACATTGTGTCCCTGATGAAGAAACTTTGCGAGGCTTCTATATATCAAATAGCGGAGAATTGTAATGAGCCTATAAAAAATATATTACCGCAGATTACAGAGGAGATTGGCTATAACGCGGTCACGAGCAAGTGTGAAAGCTTGCTAGAGGCCGGCATTATAGAGCCAACTATAGTTACAAGAATGGCCACACAGAGCGCAATCAGCGTGGCTCAAATGATATTGTCGTCGAACTTTATCATTGCGTACAATAAAGAAGAAAAAACAGAAGAATAACGTGACAGAAGAATTGAATAAGGCACTAAGAATTAAAAACAAACATCTACCAGCGTTGCTTGGGTGGCTTCGTGGACTATCGTTAGCTGGAGGCGAGAGCCGTCAGCGGACAAGATTCATTGAGGTTTGTATCCCTCGTATTGAGGAAATAAACAAGATTAGAAAAGAGATTGTTACCAAGTATGCTGAACGAATTGAGGGGACCGAATCCCCAAAAACCACAGAAGACGGTAATGAATATATCTTTTCTGATGAGAATAAAAAGACAGCAGACAAGGAACTCGAAGATTATCTCAACGAGGACTTTGTGCTCGATGTAATGGAGGGAAATCACGAAAAAATAAAAGTGGTTAAAAGACTTATTCTTGAAACCAAGCAGGAATTCTCCGGCCCCATGGCGGTAGAATACGATAAATGGTGCGAGGCATTTGAGAAAGTTGAATTATAATATGTTGTTGTCTAAAAAAATAGCGAATGTGCTATTTGGCAAGTATGATTATCTTGATGGCAAATTGAAACACACTCAATATTTTAATCACCCAGAGTATGGTGACTATAAATACAGAGGGGATGACGGCATACTTTACACCATGATAATAGACATACGGAAACTAGAAAAGCGTGTAATGGAATTAGAAAATGCTATCATCAAGCGCAAAAAATAAAGGAAGGCGCTTCGAGCACTTTGTCAACCATTGTATAGAGGAAGCTGGGCTCGGCAGGGCGGTAAGGGTGCCGGGCTCTGGCTCCGGAAAACATAAAGGAGACTCATACAACAACCTCCCCTTCTTGTTTGAGATGAAGAACGAGAAGCAGTGGCATTGGCCGAACGTGGACCAAGCAAAGAGACAAGCAAAGGAGGGGAACTGGGACCCCGATAAGTGGGTGTTGGTAATACGAGACCCGCGCTACCCAGAGTTTCATGAATCCTATGCGGTTATAGACCTACATCAATTTCTGGAACTACTTAAGAAAAACAAAGAGCCAGTAATTAAACAGCCGGATAAATCTGCTAAATATGCGTTTGAGCGAGCTAGAGCAGCGTTACGCGAAGCAGAAAAACACTTAGAATAATGAAAAATTATACATTAAAGAATGGTATTTTTATCTTCGAAAATCAGGAAGACGCAGTTTCTTTTTGGAACAAAATAGCCGGAGAAAGCAAGGGTTGTTTGATAGAGGGGAATATTTTTATGGTTATACACAATAGTTGGTTAAGGAAATTATTAATGTGGCTGTTCAGAAACTAAAATGAAAATATTATTATTGGACATAGAGACCACGCCACTTACAGCATATGCCTGGGGACCAAAGTGGGAAACCAATCTTATTGAGGTAACTAGATATATGCACGTGTTGTCCTACTCAGCAAAGTGGTTGGACGGAAAGCAAATTACAAAAGGTTGGCCTAATTATAAAGGATACAAGAAAGGTAAATTCGATGATAAGAAAATAGTTCTTGATATCTGGAATCTTCTAGATGAAGCGGACGTAGTAATTGCCCACAACGGAAGACAGTATGATATAAAGGTGCTAAATGCAAGATTTGCCTTTCATAAGTTGACACCCCCATCAAACTACCGGGTTGTGGACACAAAGATTGAGGCAAAGAAATATTTCAGGCTTCCAAGCAATAAATTAGATGATATCGGAGACTTCTTTAATGTTGGAAGGAAAATTCAACACGAAGGGTTCCCCCTTTGGCTTGGCTGTATGGCTGGAGATAATTCAAGCTGGAAAAAAATGCTAGACTATAACAAACAGGACGTTTTGCTTTTGGAAAAAGCATATTTAATACTACGGCCGTGGATTAACAACCATCCAAATGTAGGAATATATTCGGATAGGGAGGTTTGTCCAAAATGCGGGTCAGAGGACATTCAATTTAGGGGATTTGCCAGAAACGCAACTACAATATATCGAAGGGCACAGTGTAAATCTTGCGGGGGATGGATGAGGTCTACAAAGAATTTGTCGGAACACAAACCATTAGTAAACGCATGATAGAACAAAACATAGAAATGGATGACGGTTGCGTATATATGGCCGCAACCCACAATGGAAAGTCGTATGGTATTTATGTTGATGTCAGCAAGGCGCTGAATGAAAACTCTACAGAGTCAGATATTCAATTGGCGTACGATAAACTTAAGGAAGCCGCGTGTTCGTCGCTACATACGCTTCTATTTCTACTTGGTAGAGTGGGCGATGGGAGTGAATATTGTGGAAGGTATAAATGTATCGGAAGAAACAGTAAAAGAAAAATATGGAATATAAAATAACAGACCTTACACCAAAAAAGAAAAATATGGAATATAAAATAACAGACTTTACACCAATTAATGATAGCTTAATAGTTAAACCCGTTAAGGTTGAGGAGATGAGCGGGTTTATTCGACCTCAGACAGACGAGGATAAATCTGAGATGGGAGAAGTTGTCTCGGTATCAGCGGCAATCCCAAACTGCCCAGTGAAAGTTGGTGATATTATACTCTTCAATAAATACTCTTCCACTAATACTGACTTAGGGGATGAATTAATTCTTAGAATTGAGGACGTTGTTGCGGTAGCGCAAAAGAAACAATAATGTACAAACCAACCCTAGCAGAGGTATACGACACTGGGCTTGGTTCATATAAGCCGGCGATGCCTCCTGACCATGAATGGTTCGAAATCTTTCCGGACATGGAGGAGGATTGCAGGAGAAACCTGGCGATAGAGCAAGAAAAGACGGAGAAATTAAAATATCTTTTTCGTTCAAATGGAATACCAGAAAGTTTTATTCCAAATAACCTTGCTACCGATAATGCAAAAAGACTTAATAGAATACTGAGAGTGATAGAGTTTAGAAAAAATCCAACCCCAAGAGCAGAACAAAGCTATAAGGACATTGCTCTTGCAAAGCAATTCCCTATCGAATACGTAGTGGAGCCGAACCGAGCTGGGTTTATCTATTGCCCGAAACACGAAGAGAACAGGCCGTCTTGTAAGATATATAAAGACAACAGATGGTACTGCTTTAGCTGCGGGGAAGGAGGGGACGTTATTGATTTAGTTATCCACAGGCATCACTTGACATTTAAAGAAGCGGTTGATAGAATACTAACACATGATAAAAAATTAAAGAATGGAAGAACATAATCTCTATAACGGAAAAATAAAACTTGAATATGACGAGACTAAGCATAAATACTACCACAAGGGGAATCTGGTTATAGGGGTTTCTGATATAAATTCTATTATAGCAAAACCAGTCTTAATTCCATGGTCAACAAAAGAAGCCGTTAAATATCTTGGGTTCTATGATAAAAAAACATGGACTGGAAAAAGCTATCGAGTAATTAAAAAGGAAGACCTTGAGGTTTTACATAACGAGTTTTGTAAAAAGTTTGAAGAGCTAAAGAGCCTAACCGCGGAAGAGTTTTATCAAAGGCTTTACGAGGCGAAGGGGGCCGCGGATAGATATAAAAAATATACCGCGATGCTTGGTACCGCTGCCCATAGCATGATTGAGCAATATCTACAGGGAAAGCAACCGTTAGTTGACCCGGCGCTTATTGATACCGACGCAAATATTGTTCGCAATATCTTTAGTACGTTCAGAGACTGGAGAGAACAGCAGCGCGACCTAGAGTTCACTGAAACAGAGCGCCTTGTCTATAGTAAAAAATATAAGTATGCTGGAAGACTGGATAATTTATACGCAAGGAAGGTTGGGGGTAAAAAAATTCTAGGAATAGGGGACATCAAAACAGCCCGCTCAATTCACCCGGAAAATTTCTTCCAGACCGCGATGTACATGCACGCCATTATAGAAGAGACCGGCTTGCCAATAGAGGAGAGAATGATTATCCACGTCCCTGTTCTTGGTGGGCTTAGCACTTATGTATCTGGGAATCAAGACGACTTCAAGGCAGATATGCGGGCAGCGGTGAACGCTATGCAACTAAAGAAACGATACGAAGAAGTAGAAAAACTTATTAAAGAAAGCTAATGGCAAAATTAATTATATTAAAAGGCCTCCCCGCATCCGGTAAGTCTACGCTCGCAGAGAAGATTGTGAGGGAATCCGGAAATACTGTTAGGGTAAACCGAGACCTACTGCGAACCATGCTTCATTTTGGTAAGTGGAGCGGGAGAAATGAGGGGAAGACTATAGATGCCGAGAAATCGCTTATTTTGACCTTCTTACGGGCCGGAACGAACGTTGTGGTAGATGATACGAATTTGGGATTATCGGGGCTTAGATGGGTAGATTTAGCCAATTCAGAGGGTTTCTCAACAGAGATTATACGCGTAGATACCCCAATTGAGGAATGTATAGCTCGAGACGAGAAAAGATTGACTAAAGTTGGCAAGAATGTTATAATGAAATTTGCTATGCTTGAGCATATTTGGGAGCCGAAGTCAAGGATAGTGATTTGTGATATTGATGGAACGCTTGCTGATATAACACATAGATTAAAATATGTAAAGGATTGTGAAAAGAAAGAATGGAAAAGATTTTTTGCAGAGTGTGGTGAAGACCCAGTTAGAGAAGATGTTTATAACATCCTTAAGGGATTTCAGAACGATGGCCACCCAGTTGTATTGGTATCTGGACGCCCAGAGGAATATAGGTGGACTACACAACTATGGTTGGATAAAAATGGGATTGAGTATGATGCCTTGTTGATGAGAGGAATTGGGGACAAGCGAGATGATGATGTGGTTAAACAAGAGATTTACGACAAGTACCTTAAACATTACCCTATAGAATGCGTGATTGATGACCGCCCAAGAGTTATACGTATGTGGCGAAAGAACAATCTGGTAGTAGTAGATGTAGGAAGCGGGGTCGAGTTCTAAACTTGACCTTTCTTCTACTGTATGATATAATATATATCGTATTCTAGGTTCGTCTAGTGGTAGGACCGCAGGCCTTGAACCTGTGTACTGAGGTTCGAATCCTTGACCTAGAGCAAATTCTCCATTCGTTCAATGGTAGGACACCTCGCTGTTAACGAGGATATTGGGGTCCGAATCCCTGATGGAGAGCCAGTTCCTCTTATAGCTTAGGGGCCTAAAGCGCTTCCTTGTCAAGGAAGAGAACAGGGGTTCAAATCCCCTTGGGAGGACTTAAAAATTGGCACTATCGTCTAATGGTCAGGACGTAGGTTTTTCAAGCCTACTATCAGAGTTCAATTCTCTGTGGTGCTACAGAAAGGCAGTATCGGCTAATGGTTAGGCCATTTCCTTCTCAAGGAAAAGATTTGGGTTCGATTCCCAGTATTGCTACGGAAGGTTGGCAGAGAGGCTTATCGCGCCAATCTTGAAAATTGGCTGCTTGAAAGGGCGCGGGGGTTCGAATCCCTCACCTTCCGCCATTGGAAGATTGGCTGAGTGGCTTAAGGTACTTCTTTGCTAAAGAAGCGGAGACTTTAAAAGCTCCCGAAAGTTCGAATCTTTCATCTTCCGCTTAACATAGCCTGGGTAGCTCAATAGTAAGAGCACTCGCCTGAAAAGCGAGGGACGTAAGTGCGATTCTTACCCGAGGCACCACAGCGTAGTAGCCAAGTAGTAAGGCCGGGGACTGCAAATCCTCAATACGTGGGTGCAATTCCCACCTGCGCTTCGCGTTATTAAGTTAATGGTAGACTGTCTGCCTTCCAAGTAGAATGCACGGGTTCGATTCCTGTATAGCGCACTTAAAAATCCTCTTGGTCCAACGGATAGGGCAATTGGCTTCGAACCAGTGGATGGGGGTTCAATTCCTCCAGAGGGTACATATTCCATCGTGGCTTATCGGCAGAGCACCTGGCTTTTAACCAGAGTAGCAGGGTTCGACTCCTTGCGGTGGAACGTTTTAACGCCCGATTAGTTTAATGGTAGAGCATCTAGTTTACACCTAGAAAGTAGCGGTCCGATTCCGTTATTGGGCACTGGAGTATCGTTCAATGGTAGGACAAGCGTCTTATACACGCTGAATAAAAGTTCGATTCTTTTTACTCCAACGGGTTGCTAGCTAAATGGTTAAGGCATCCGCCTCTTAAGCGGGAGATTGAAGGTTCGAATCCTTCGCGGCCCACCCGTGCTCTCGTCAAGCTACCTGACCACATCAGGGAAGGAAATGAGGGGTGACTACCCTCAATGTGCCAGCCCCTTTCGTTCAACGGATAGGACGCTAGTGTTCTAAACTAGCTACGGGAGTTCGATTCTCTCAGGGGGTACAAAAAAATACACAAGTAGCTTAGTGGCTAAAGCTCCGTACTGATACTACGGTGACCGTAGGTTCGAATCCTACCTTGTGTACAATTATTTATTCTTTGGAATATAAACGCGGGAGAACTTCGCAACGACACCCGCGTTATTCAAGAGGTCTTCAAGTTTTCTTTGAAGCTCCTTTTCTTTTTTAGCGGCCTCTCTTTCAAGGTCAAACGAGAATGGACGCACCCCAACAAACTGTTGGAGTATTTTTGATTGTTCGGAAACATCAACGGCCTGCATTTGTTTCATAGCCGAGAATACCCGGGATGTTGGGGGAAGATTAAGAACAAGATTCATTCGTTCTGGTCTAAGAGAAACGTACCATACAAACGGCGTGCCGTCTGATTTGGTTCCTTTTAATTCAGTAAATCCAATAAAATCCTTTAGGGCTTGTGGGGCAGATTTAAATGCCGCCGCATTAGTAACATCTGATAACGCCTTCCCTTGGAAGAAGTTATATCCAGAAGCCTGCTCAAGAGGAACTCTAAACAACGGGGAGATAGACCCAAGCAGCACGTTTGGTTGCAGGGCCTGGAACGGTTGTTCCATAGGGGTGCCTAGAGAGCCGAGAATTTCTACCGTAGAGCCCTTCTTGGATTTCAAAATCATAATACCGCTTTGAATCCAGTCTGGCAACGCGTTCTTTTCTTCCTCACTTAATGAACCACCAGACATAACATCGCCAAGCGTATTCAGCGCCTTGATTTGGGCCGCGGTTCTTCCCGGCGTTGTCATCAACGAACGAACTTGCAGCTCCAGGTTCTTCCGCGTAAAGGTATAGAACGGAATTAATCGTCGCATGAATGTCTTTTCAAACGGAGTCAAGTATTGATAGTCAAAGAGGAATTGTTTTGTTCGTTGCGCGGCGAGCCCGACGTCCCCGGTGGCTTTTAGATTTGCAATAAAGTCAACCATACGAGCCTGGCCCTCAACCCAATTACCAACTTTCCTTCCACCTTTAAACAGGGCAAATTCCTGACTATATGGGATAGCTTTCTTCATTACGTTTTTCCATTTACCTTGAGACTCTGGAAAGAACGCCTTAATCATATCTTCTGGAGAATTGCTATCAATCTGCCCAATGACATCTTGTCGCAATGCAATTCCCTTATTTCTGATTACCTGTCTCAATTCTCCAAACGTCCATTCATATCCAGACGCATCAGTAAACATTTTCTTTGTCATTAAATCATGGAATTCTCGTTGGGCTTTTGTCTCTACCGCGAGCGGTGTAGTTGGGAAGGTTTTTTCTAAGAAGTCTGGAACCTCCGCTGGGGCTTTGCCTACCCTCTTTGCCGCTTTTTTCAAATCCTCTCCAGCTAACATTTTTTCAAACAATGGCTTTAATCTATCCGTTTCAAAGGTCGTGCCTCTGTTTAACAACCTAGCAAGTGAATCTTTGAATCTTTCAAACAGCCTGTCTAAAATTGGGCGCATCTTTTCTATCGCAGCTTGTTTAGAAATAACATATTCCGCAAAGGACTCGGCTAAGAATTCTCTTTCGTTTTTAGAGAAATATTTTAGATGTTCTGAGGTTTGGCCAACCGCCTCGGTTAGACCTTCTTTAAAGAATTTCAATCTACCAGTACGTTTTAGAGAATTAAAAACCTCTGTAACAACAGTTTTTTCAGTGTCATTTAAAACAAACCTATGTGCTAAATGTCCGTATTCGTGCAAAAACACCACCGCTGGTCGAAGATGAGGTCTAGAAAGCCAGCCCTCCGGGTCTTCATGCATCTGAGCAATGCCTCTCTTCAAATTAATACTTCTATTTCTGTACCAAGCATTGGCTGACCTCTGGAGTTTGTTTGTGTCACCTGGATTAAGGGAACCTAAAAATTCATCATTAGTATCACGAAATGCCTCTCTCAATAACATTGCGTCATCACGACGAAGAGACTTTGTTTCAATTAATTTATCTAAAGATTGGCTAAATTTTATGTGACCGCTCCCAAGCGCCTCAAATTCTGCTTTTTGAGCACTAAAAATTGGAGTGACGGCGGCCTTAGTAGTTCCGACGGGCGACGCAGGAACTATATCGTCAACCAACTCGCCTCCTCCCTTAGCAATTTCTCGCATAAGGCTGTTTGCCTTAGCGTCTTTAGCTAATATATCAATGGACATACCATGAATAGCAGGGTTAAGCGAATGAACACCGAGGTCCATCATGTGCAAAAATACGTTAGAGATAGCGTTTCTTCCGTGGAATTGCGGGAAAATAGACGTAACAGACGCCTTCCAAAGGTTTTGGATTGAATCAAATGCCTTTAATAGGTCGTTTGTCGCCGCATCGTTAATAACATTATTGGTAAACGCCTCGATTCTTTTTGCAACCGCAGGATGGAATACTATATCAGTCATCCCATCTCCCTTTAGCATTCCTAGTAGAGATTCGGTAAGTTGGTTTTCTGTCATTCTACCGGATTTTTCAGCGGTCTTTTTAATAGCTTCGGAATTAACTTTTACCCAACCTGGCGGAGCTTCGGTTGCAAGCTTGCCAAAGTGAGTTCCAACAGAACGCACGAATTGCGCCATCACGCCGGCACGAACATTGTTACTAGACCGCATTGCGTGGGCGGTCACGAGGTTATCATCAAAGCCATCAAATCCAGATGCTTTGATTTCCTCTAATGTAGCTGTTCCTTTTTTATACAACCTACCAAGACTGTCAGTAAATTCTTTTTCAGCTAGAGCCTCGCCCGCAGTTTTAGCGGTAGACTCAACTGGTTTTAATCCCAGCTCCTCTGCCTTACCAACTAATCTTTTTCCCTCTGAATCTATAAAAGCGGCTATTTTTCTTTCCATTGCTGCCCCCACCTTTACGGAAGGAGGAAGAGAAAACGGAACATTCTGCAATTTTGTTTTAACGAATACGTGTGGAGCGTGATTATCAAGTCGAGAAATATTAATTCCGGAGTCTTGTAAAAATTTTAACTCGTCCGCATTGTACCCGGTTAATTGTTTAAATGCATTTGCAAGGCGCGGGTCTGCGGGCAGTCTACCGGACTCTACTGCGGCAAATAAAAGTTTGGCTTCATTTTTATCAAGTTTATTTGCACGAACTATATTAGAAAGATTAGTTAGTCGGTCATCCTTAAGAGCAATAGCAAGCTCTCTACCCCCATTCTCGAGGTCGATAAATTCTTCTGGAACGCGGATATACTTTCCGTCTATTTTAGTCAGAGCGGGGTTAAACAAGGCTTGTACGGGTTTAAACACGCTGGCCACACGGGCGTCAATATGAGACATGTATGGAATCATTGACTTCGCGGCCCGTATTCTTTGCCCAGCCAATATTGATTTACCAAAGAATTTAATTCCACCCTTATCAAGTAACTCGTGGGCAAGTTGTGGATATCTTTCTAGAAGATTTGACATCGCTCTTTTTGTAAAATCAATATTTAGCGGAGCGTCTATCGTTCCCTTCAATACGTCGTCGAGTTCTTTCTTAGCTAATCCAAATATAGGATTACCCTTGGAAATTGCCTCAGCAACCTCGGTCCCGGCCGCCTGTTTTTCTAGCGGCTTTAGGAATTTAAATACTTCCTGTCCAAGCTCACTGACCGCTCTAGAGTCACCAACGTTCATACTGAATTCTGCGGCAGCCTTAGTACCAAGCGAAATCTTGGATGACCCAGTTAAACCAAAGATACCCTTGGCGGTTCCAAAGGTTACATAGGTTAGAGGGTCTAGTAACACGTCTGTAGCGGTTCTAACTACGAAGTTTCCTATTTTCTCAGATGTTGATGCGGTTGGGTCATTGGCTCCAAAAATTACATCGGACGGAGAAACGTTGTTTTTAATTGCATCGCGGATAGTTACATCCTGTGAAATAGCCCCAGCAACTACCTGTGATGGAACAGAAATAATATCAACGAAACTTCTAAATGATTTCTTTAATCCTGAACTCATTGTAGAAAGTATGGACGTCCGCGGGTTCATAAGCTGCATAGCCGCCTCCGCAGTTGCCCCTCCCTCCAAGAGAGCAAGCTGGAGCAACTCGTCGGTTGTTTTTACTTGACTACCACCTCCGCCTATCCCACTAGAACCCAAACCAGACGAGCCAAGCCCGCCTAGTCCAGAATTTGTAGGCGCAATTGAAGCGCCGCCCATTGCAGTTTTCAGGTCGAATGCCATAGAAGATTGTTAATTACTTTCCAATATCAAAGCTCTTTAGGAATCCCTGCATTGGCTTTGATTTTAATATATCGTCGAACGCACTCTTTCCAGTAATTCCATAAACCTCCTTAGCAACCATAATTGCGCGGTCTTTGTTTTTAATAGACGGGTCAACAAGAATCTCATTAGAAACCTCGGTAAATGATTTTTGATTTACCTTAAAGCTTCTCGCTGTGTTTCTTATTTCCTCATCAGACCAATCTCTCGGCTTACTCATCTCCAGAAACGCGCCATAAACCTGTCCGGCCTGTTCCGGCGTCTTCATATTGGTAAGGGCCAGCTTACCATCCTTAACTGCTTGAGCGAGAATAGACGCGGTGAGACTATCAAATCGCGCATCTCCACCGTCCCCACGCATGGCTTTTGCCGCTTCTGCGTTGGCTCTATTAATTTCGGCCCGCATCTTAGCAATCTCTAGCTTTTGTTTTTCAGACGCTAATGGAGAAACTCTTGAGATAATTGTATCTAGGGTATCACCTTCTCTAATTGGAACGCCGAATGAAAGAGCAACTTGGCTAATAGCCTGTTTTTCAACAAATGATTGCTGTCTTTGAGCTAAACCAAATTCAGCTCTCTTGATTCCAGTTTCCTCAGCCTGTAAAGAAAGACCGGCACCAGCAAGTAGGTTTTGGAATACCCGCTGCTCTGCGTCTGTCCTCATTTCAAGCTGCTTAATTTTAAGGCCGGCAATGGTGCTTGCTAATTCAGTTCTTCCCGTAGCTAGAGCCTCTTGCTCTCTAAGGTCGAGGTCTCGGAGCGATTTTTCATTTTGATTAACCACCTCCCTTAATGCAGCTGTATTGGTTGCGAATCCTCTTCTAGATTCAAGTTCTGCGGTTAGTAGATTCTGGCCAGACTCCCGAGTTTCAATTCTCCCTCTCTCAAACTTTGCGGCGATTCCCCGCTCAGTAGCTTCTCTCCCAGCCTTAAGCTCGTCTACCGTAGATTGAATAAACGAATCAATGTTGCTTGGTTGAGATGAGACTACCCCGGCGTTTCCCAGAAGCCTGTCCTTAAGCGCCCCAAGAAATTCCTGAGTATCAACTCCAGTATTAAACGTATTTGTATCTGTTGGCATAATTATTATCTTCTTCTAAAGCTCGACCATTTTGTTTTAAATCTCTTAGACTCCTTTTGATGTACTGATGGAAACTTTTTTCTATATTTATTAATTTCATTGGTGTAATATCCGTTTTCTCTATCCGCATCAGCGTGCATTCCCATTTGGTCAAAGAGGATTGCCGCCGCTCTCCTAGCAACCGCTATATTAAAGTGGTCAAAGGCGCCAGAATAAAACGGAACGTCTGCGGTTGCGGTAAATGCTAATAACTTTGTGCCGGATGAATTCGCCCCGACATACGAGCTCTGGTACAGATAAGTAAGCGTTTCTGGTCTAATCATTCTAATATTATCAATTCTAAAATCAGTATCATCCCCCTGTGACGCATTATAGTTCATATCAATTCTTATGTAGTCAATGTCCGTTGCGTCCGGTGAGCCGGTCATTGTTGTGTCCGCCCAGTCTACTTTTACCGTATTCCATCCAGCTACAAATGCATTTCCATTAAATTCTGTTGTAGCAGAACCAGACCAATATGCAGAAGCGGAATCTCCCCAGTATGTTGTAAAGGATGATATATAAGTAACATCCGGAATGTACACATCAAATACCAATGACGAAAGATTCTCGTCATCAGACATGTCTATCGCCGTCATGTCGCTGGTTGAAATAGTTGCCCGGTTATTTCCAGACTGAGAGACGTCTATGTCAAAGTTAAATCCAGCAGAGCCCTGTGTGTATTCAACATCATCTAGGGTTAGATTTGTGGCGTCGGAATTTGTAGCATCAACCGCCCACGTTCCATTGTTTGTTAAGGAATCACAGTCGTGTACTAATGCTGCTGAGTATGCTGATTGATGGTTAATGACTAGGTATTGGGAGCCGTCTCGTTGTTCTATTGCAAATGCGTCTTCGCCTGAGCCGGAATCAATGATATAATTCATCTCATTCGGGTCTTTTCTACTAAAAGGAACGGCGCGGGTATTAAGTCCGGCTTTTCTTCTTAGCTCCCCCGGCTCAATGTGGCTGGGGATATCTGAACTTAGTTTATAGTAATTAATCCCATCGTAGTAGGAGAAATTATAGCTAAGCACTGATTGGGGTAAATTAAGCTCGGTAAGAAGCTCTGCTGCGGCCATGCTAATAGCGGCAAGCCTATCGGCCGCCGTTACTGATACTGTAGATGTATCCTGTATAAATTGATTTACGAGTGTCTGTACCGCTGAAACTGTAGTAGCCATGTTGTTATATTATATCACGTTTGTGGACGAAAGTAAAGGGTTATAGCTTCTTTTCTGAGTCTATCGGTATTATTGCAGCATACATTGGGGTAATACAATTAGCAAGTCCATTTGTAGTAGACCACGTAAGACCAAGCTGAACAAAGTTAACCCCAGACTTCTTACCTACTGGAATTCGCACATACCCCCTAGCCGCATCATCATTGGTTACTGTATAAGACTTGTATGCAGTAGAAGATTGGTTAAAATAAATAGAGAGAGTAGCGTTGGTTGAGCTTCCGCTGAGCGAGGAGAGAGCTGGGTAGTACAAAACTATATCTTGCACACCAGACAAGCGGGGCAGCGGTTTGATTCCAGAATAAAGATTTCCCGCGTGAGCTTGCGGCGTAATTGATGTGGCGGAATTGGCATGTGGAAACCATTTTGCCACGTAACCCTCAACGCTAGTGTCGTCAAAAGTAACATAATAGCCGATTGGAGAGCCGTTGTCTCCACTAGATACCGTTTCCGATGTTCCAGCCAAAAGAATGGCCCCTGAATTCCTAAAGGTTCTTCCATCAGCAACCTTTGTAGTAAAATCACCAAGAATAAACAGTCCGTCTTTTTCTTCTCCTTGAACTCTTCCGTATGAATAAAACAAACCATCGACACCAAGCCATGAAATAAAGTTACTGTCTACAGAAATCGAGTCTTTAAATCTAGGAAAGGCAGAGGGACCAAGTTCTCGAAGAATAGAAAATTCATTTCCGGTAAACCCCCTAAGTTGAGTATATCCATTTGCTCCTATGGTAAAACTGTGCGGGACACCCCTAAAGGACAGTATAAATCTAATTTCACGTACACCATCTATAGGAATAAAATCACTAGACTTCATGACCGTTGTTTGGCGGTCCCAGATATATATACCGGATGAAGTCGAATATCTCGCAACACTAGTTGGGGCTGATTCAAGGTCGTTTGTATTTTGCGTAATGCTAATCCATAGATTTCCGCGAGCATCCACGCCGTCTGTTATTTGAAACGATGATGGAAATGTTAAAACGTTTGCGGTAGCCGTTCCATTAGCCCCACCACCAGTAGTGCCATCAATTTTATGAACCGCCGCGCCATCAAGCACATACATAAATCCATTATCAGCAACAACCATCTTTACGTTATTGGTTGCGCCAGTATTAAAAGCCCCAGACACCGTGCCAGACAGCCACGTGTCATTAAATGTAGTGGCAAAATCATGAATTCCAATATTACCACCACCAGATTTTTGATATGAATAAAAAAGCTTACGCACGCCATTTACTTGATAAATTTCAAGGTCGGTTCCAGTAGCGCCAGCAATGGTTCTATTTGCGTTAAAACCAACGTCCCCAAGACCGTCTTGCAATTGACATAAGTCGGTTCCACGCTCAAAGAAATACATCCGCAATGTAACTGGGTCTACAATTGTTGCGGCGGTTGCTACATTAGGGTCAGAGCCAGAAGACAGCCTTACGGTGTTGTTTATAGGTGAAAGATACCCATATTTTTTAATTGGGTTTACATAACCAGAGGCGTATTGCGTTTCATCAATAAGATAGCGCAGCTCGGGTTTCCCTGCCGCGGAAATATAATCTCCGTGGTATTTATTGACCAGCCCACCGCGTCCAGATAAGTCTATAATAATTGGTTCTGCCATGTTATAATTCTATTAACCACACCGTGACCTGTAAGTTAGCTACCGAAGTTGGGGTGCCGGCATCCTTAAGCGCAAGCCTGTTTCCGTTTTGTACCACCGTCACATCAGTTTGTTTTAGTATCCCGTACTGCACAGTATTGTCGGCTCCTTTCAAATCAAATGCCGTTGCTAATATTTCGTCTCCAGAGTCAAGGGCCTCTGTGCCCTGTAACCTTTCTATTTGAAGAGTTACGGCGCTGCCGTCGGTTCCCTTAGTCCCATGAATCTCAGATACGGAGGCTACAGCATAAGACTTGTCCTTTGGAGCAGTAAAAAAAACACCATAGTTTGCAGCTGTAGCTGGCTCGGTATTTTTAAGCTGTACCGGCACTGGAAAGGCGACTAAATCTTTTATAATTTTTCTACTCTGATAATCCAACGGATATGTAAGTTGAAAGTTATTTTCCATTAAAATATTTTATCTAAAAGCTTAGGAATTAAAATTCCAAGAATAATAATCGCACCCGACCACATAGCGAGTTTCTTTTCAATATCGTTAAACCTCTTGTCAATAGTAGGAAAATGGTTGACATCAGCATTATCAATCCACTTTTCAACTTTTGTTATCTTTTCCCGAATAACCGCAATCTCTATATTTTGTTTTTCTTCACCCTTCTTTGTCATATTATGCTAATCCGTTAAAACTCTTTATCGACGCTCTTGCTAATCCATTATATGATTTTACCGAAGCATCCGCTAACCCATTCCAAGACTTGATTGAAGTTGATGTGTAGGTTACCTCCAATCTTGGGTCGTTTGTAGTACCGGTTCTTTCTGAGAAATATATATTGATAAGATTCCATGTTCCAGCAGACCCAGCATAGGCAGAGTCCAATAAGTCGTGACCCTCTCTGGCTCCAAATTTTGAAATTCCCGTTGTATTAATTGCAGCTATTCCGGCAGCATTGAGGGTGAATGTAACCTCGGTCGGTGTAGACATAGAACCAATATCGATTCTGTCAGAAAACTCAGTGGTTCCTAGTTGGTCAAAATCCTCGGTTACCAGGGCAGAATTTGATGCAGGATTGGATGACACCAAAACAATAAAGTCATCGCCGTCGTTTTCTCCGTTTAATTTATCCCAAACATAAAGTGTTATTGTTGCCGCACTAACAGTTGTGCTGGCACCAAGAGACGACGTATCAAAGAGAAGAAAACCCCTTTGAATATTAAACTGACCAGCACCACCATTTCTTCCACAAACAACAAAACTTACCGCGCTTCCATCATCGGTATAGTTTGCATCATTTCCATTAGTAGCGTCTCTGGTAGTAGACCAAATGTCTGAAACACCAGCGTTTGCAACTCTTCCATCAAGACTTGGGTAAAATGTAGCTGAAGCCATATTAGACGTGAACTATATAATCATTCGACGGATTAAATAGGAGCTCATCTGCAGTAAGCGCAAAGCCAACTCTCCGAATAACATCATCGGTACCAGACGGTTGTGCGGTTTGAATATCTCCTGCGGTTGTAGAAACATATGCGGGAGCACCAATAGTAAGTGCCGGGAAGGCTGCGTCTGCTCTTACGTTTCCATAAAGCAAGATTGTAGTTGGTTCACCATCCCCGGTTGCTGCGAGAACGCAAATTCCAAGGATTACATCTCCAGCAGTAGAAGCCGCATTTGCGTCAGCGAGTTCCCAACGAGAGTCTGCTGCTGCGAGATATACAAGGTCTCCAAAGGCAAGTGTCGCTCCCGCGGTTCCTGCTCGAACTATACCTGTATATTTACCATCTGCTGATAAAGCAGAGTCGAGAATGATTGATGTGTTTTCTCCAAGGGTTATGTTTCCAGACATCGTACCCCCAGCTAACGCAAGGTAGATTGAAGCGATAGAAGTTCCGTTCACCGTTGGAGAGTTGGTGATTTCTAAATCAGTGAACCAGCCTTTTGTAACACGAGAGCCGGTAGCGGCAATAGAACCGGTCATTGTAAGGTTATTTACCCCTAATGCAAGGTCACCACCAGCTAAGGTAAGTAAATTAGAGGAATGAGTAAGGGTTACGTCTCCATTGAAATCAACAACAGACCCATCACCGAGCTACAGGTCGCTCCATCGATTGCTGGACCCACCAAGCGCATTCGTATTGGTTGGGGCTGGAAGGAATTGCGTTGCTTGAAAGTCATAGATAGTAGCCTGTCCATTAATATCAATTCTAAATTGACTATCTACATTCACATCAATTACTCCAGCAGATTGTAAGTGGAATCCGTTTGAAGAGTCAGAAGCAAAGGCAATTGCGGGATTTGTTTCATCGCCGTCAGGAATCAAGAGTTGCCCCCCGGCAAGTGTAAGTGCGTTTGCGGAGTGTGTTATGGTAACGTCTGCGGTAGATGGAGCAGAGTTAAATGTGATGACAGCCCCGCTTCCCAAGAACAAGTCAGACCATGCAATTGCCGATGTCCCAAGTGCGTCCGTGTTATCTGTGTCCGAAACCAGCGTTGTGTTAATAGCAACTGAGGCTAAGTTAGATAATGCGGTATTAGCACCAGATGGCGCGGTCAATGAATATTCAACGCCTCCATCGGTTTTGAAATAAAGCAACGAGTCAGAAGACTTTACATATAGTAAGCCCTTGTTAGCAACTGCGTCGGGAGCTGTAGTTTCAGCAAGCTGAATTACACCAGCATACGCTGTTTGTACCCACAGCTCTTCATTAGCGTTTAAATTATTTATAACCTCTATTCCAGGTGTCTGTGGTTCTCTAAATCCCATATTATTCTAAATTAAAATCGTATCCAAGTTTTTGATAGGCTTTACGAATTCGCCCAGTATTTGCTCTTAGTAATTTTTCTCTTTCATCGAGTTTTCGATTAGCCTCCTTCTCATAGTCTTTAAATTCAGAAACCTTCTTTTGTTTCTCTTCAAGTTTTTTTTCAAAAACGCCGATTTCTTTCTGTAATTTTTCTTTTAGTTTTTCGTTTGTTTTTATAGTTTCGTTTCTAGAGTCTGATAATTGAATTATGTCTTTATCCAGCTCTGATTTTTTAGATTCAAGTTCTTTAATAGTGGCCCGTATTTCAATGGTTTTTTTTTCTTCTTTTGCTAAGGACTCAATAGCTATATTAATAGTAGATAATCTCTCTCGTTCTTCCTTAATAGCTGTTCTTAAAATAGATAGCTCAAGCTGTTTAGCTGAGACTAATGCAACCAAGCCATCAATGTCTTTTACTACAGTATTTTTTTCTTTGTTGAGTCCATCTAATTGCTTCTGAATACTTGACAGTTCAGAATTTCTAATGTCTAATATCTCTTGGTTTTTTCTATTCAGTAAAGCGCCAAGTTCAGCCAATCGATTAAGCTCTTTTTTTGTGTCCTCTACGCCTAGCAATACACGCTTCTTTTCGGCTAAAAGACCAGTAATATTCTCGGAAATAGAAAGAGCCTCGTTTTTCAGAGAGCTGATGTGTTCTAGTATATCTTGTTCCCTACGTTCTATTTTATTCACGTTGTCTAATTATATCACAAAATTAATGATTTTGCAAGTATTTATATTAATTATCTACACGCTCTATTACGAAGTTAACGTGGTCGGCAGTTATGTTTTGGGTTGCGGTGTGGTTTAGTACCGCCATAGAAACAAGGTCATCAACTGCAAGGGTAACTATCCCAGAACCGGAAAGCCCCGTTGATTTATTGGCGGTCATTAATTCAGTGTGCCCAGCCATTGAAGTATTTGCAGTTCCGTTAACCATTGGGGCTGCTTCAACCTCCTGGTTTACGGAGGCGCATTCGAGTGCAACACTCCAATTTATCTTATAGTTTCCAGCCACCAAGCACTTCAATTCCTTGTTGTTTTGGAACGTGAATCCATTACATAACCCACCCGTATATCCTGAGCCAATCTCGTAGAAGGTATCCGTTGCGGAAATAGTAACCGTTGTTGAGCCACCTCCAAGCGTATAGATATACATATTCCCGTAGATGGTTTGGGCTTTTAATCCGTATGTTCCGTCAAAAGTTAATTCAACGCTGTCGGTTAATCTCCCGTTGGTTGTAGCAAAGGGAACTCTTGTGCTTGTGAGTGCCGTTCCGTCATTTAAGACAACTCCTTTTCTTGCGGTTCCCGTGGTAATCGTGAAGTAGAGGTCGTCAGTCGTGAATTCCATTGCTCCCGCTTCTGCGGCGGTCATGCTGGTTCCTGATGTGAATTTCAGCGGAGCGGTGCTTGCGGCAGTGGTTCCTGCTGGAAGTTGGAGCCACGCAGTAGGCACATCATTTTCAGAGGCGTTGATTTTTACGCTTCCCGTGTAGTACACCTTCAAGCCATTTGCTCCAAGTGCTGCTCCAGCACCCTGAACCAATCCGCCGAGTATAAGGTCACCACCAAGACATTCCTTAAGTGAAATTGCTGTTATCGTAAAACCACCAGTAGTTCCCACCGCACCAATCACAAAATCTTTTGGAAGTCCTGCTTCCGCAGAATGAATGAACACCGTCCACGTTCCGTTTTGGAAAATTGACGGGTAGTTTGTCGTACCAATTCTTCTCCAAGAAGTATCATGGGACTGGAACGAGGCGGGAGAAAGAACTGTAGCCAACTGCGTTGGGTCGTTTATAAACATATACGCATCACCAGAAGCCCCAGTGACCGTAAATGTTAATTTGTACACCGCATTTGGCTTTATCGTTCCAAGCATATTTGCGGTTGTTTGGGTAAGATACCCAGCACCACTTGCAGACGTATAGACCGCCGTAGTTCCAGGAAGAGTAAATCCGCCAGAACGAGACCATTTTGTTGTCGTCGGACCAGTTGATTCCGCAAGCAATTCCGAACCTACTCCACCACCTCCAGTTATATTGCCGTCAAATACCTTTAACCTTCCATTCTCAATAGTAAGAGCATCAGGTGACGGATTTGCACCACCAGAACCACCAAAAACTGTATTGGAGGCGGCATAATAATCCCTTGATTTGTAGGGGTTTGCGTAAACGCTTCCCGTATAACTTATGCCACCAGCAGTCGCCATCATCATTGGGTACGCTCCTGTGCCCCCCGTGTTAAAAGCAAGAACGGGTTTTCTGCTACCTATGGAAAAGTTAAGAGAGTTTGTAAAATCGGTTGCTGTTGTTGATTGAAGCCGAATCGTTCCACCAGTCGTTCCACCAACACTTAACAGCGTTCCACCATTCGAGTTAACAAACGAAATTATCTGTGTTCCAGCACCGTTAGCGTCAACATATAATTGACCAGTTGAATTTGCTTGTCCGAGCCGTATACCACCATAAAGGTCAGCATAAAATATCTTCTGGGTACCAGCACGCCAGAACTGAAACAGGTCTTCTCCCGTCGTATTGTTCAAGGCGTTAACCGTTAGTCCAGGACCCGTATCGGTTGGATTAAAAATAACGAGTTTTTGGTTGATTGGACTATTGATACGAAGATTTCCCTGTACATCCAAATCGCCTGTTGCGTCGGTATATGGAATAACGCTGATGGCGGACATAGCGATACGAACGCCAGTCACCGAAGGAGTGAAAATAATCTTCCCTGTGTTTACTGCGGTAATGTATCTCGTGTAGGTTGTTGCTGCCGCTAGTACCGTTCCCGCAAATCCTCCAAGGGAGACGCTTACGGTTCCGCCAGAGATGGAGTCAACAGTAATAACCACCTTGTATGTGGTCCCCGCTACGATGGTGGTTGCTGCAGTTGTGGTTGCTGTTCCCGTGCCGTCTGCGGTTTTACTTACTCTATTCGGAGAAGTTTGGTAAGCCCAGCCAGTTCCAAGCGTCCAGTTGCCCGATGTCAGTGCGGGCATTTGCTCGGAACCCTGGGTTGCGTTAACAGAAAGATTTCCAGTAATGGTTCCTCCAGTTAGCGGAAGGTACGCAGAAAGGTCAGAGGTAAGAGCAAGCGTCCCAGAAGCATTGGGAAAGGTGTAGGATTGGTCTCCAGTAAGAGAATCTAAATCAAGCGTCCCATAAATACTATCTCCCCATTTTTGCAAACGAACGTAATTCCCAGCCCATTCAAGTACGGGGACGCTGTTATTACCGAGCAGTGTAGATGTTGACGCGTTTAATACTGAAGCACCACCATACCCAAAGTCAGCGGCGGAAATTAAGAAGTTTCCAAGGTCTACATTCCCAGTAGCCCCTGTATAGGGAACGTAGCTAGTTAAATCAGAAGCAAGCGCTACTGCAGATTCTGCGTCAGAATCATCTTTAAAATATAATTTAGAGTCACTTGCTTTAACGTATAAAAAGCCATAGTTGGCTACGGCAGAAGGGGCGGTTGTTTCTAAAAGCTTAAGAACGCCAGCGTTGGCGTTTTGTACCCACAGCGCCTCCGCGTCTGTAAGTTCGTCTATTCCCCCAAGTCCTGGGGTTTGGGGCTCCCTATAACCCATCGCTACTCAAGTTAATTCTCTGCCCGGCCTTGTCAAAAAGCTTTTTAATTCTTTCAGAGAGCACCGCTAGTTCTTTGTCTTTTTTCTTATACCAATCTAACCTCTCTTGTTCGTAGTTTTTAAATTCAGCAACCTGCTTTAATTTTCTATCAAGCTCCTTGTTGCTTATTTTAATACCCTCCTGTAAGGAGTTCATTTCCCGTATAGCGTCATCTTTCTGGTCCATAACAGAATTCACAAAAACAACCAATTCTTTTTGTTTATTGCGCAACTCTACATTCTCTTTTTCTAAAAGACCATTATTGACCGTTAGCTTGTGAATATTATCGTTTAATTGTAAAATTTTTTGCTGAGCCTCTACAATCGAATTGTTCAACGAAAATATTTCTTTTTCTCTTAAAAATTTAGTGCCCTCTATTTTTCTAAGTTCTTCTTCTTTTAATTCAATGTTTTGAGCCGTTGCTGCTTTAGTATTTTGAAATTCAGTAAATGCATCGCGACATTGAATTTTGATTTCAGTAAGCCTATTGATAGCAACATCAATCTCCTTATAAACAGAAGTAAGCTCTGTCGAGGCTTGAGAGAGCTCTTGTTTTACTGCGGCTAGTGTGGCCTCAGTGTTCTTAATTTGGGTTTCTTGTGAAGCCATAAGTGCCGTGTATGCACTTGGGCCTGGAACTACAAATTCCAAGCTCTTCTCTGGAGCTTATTTAGACCCAGAGAAGGTGGCTTCGACGAAAACCGTGCCTGCGTTGGATGCAACTCCAGATTCCTTTACAGAAATCCTCATATAGTTGTCCTGGACATCTATAGGAAGAGAGATTGCATATGCTGTAGCGGCTGACGCGCCTACAAAAGTGAACTCCCGTTGGGTTAGTGTGGACGTTCCTCCGGATACAGATTCATTTGGAATTCTGTAAAAGTTGGTTCTATCTACGCTTGACTCAAGACGGATTTCAATAGAGTTGTTTGTTTCGGCAGCGCCCGTTGTGTATAAAATACTAAAATTGATTTTAGAGAGTCCTCCTGTTTCAATAATTTTAGTTTTATTTGCAACGTCGTATGCGTCAGTAAGAGCAACCGAAGTTCTAGTTGTACCGGATTTTGTTCCGATTAATGTAGCTGAGTCTTGATAAGTATATCCTAGCATGTTACTTAGTCTTCTTCTCCTTCGCTTTCTTTTCTTTAGCGGGAGCTTCTGTAACAACTGGGGCCTCTACTACTGGGGCTTCTGTTTTTTCTATAACTTCCGGAGCCTTTGGCTCAGCGGGAATCACAGTATATTCAGAAACCTGTAGGAATCCATGGGTCTTTACCCAGAATGCCGCAAGCTCTTCAACTACAACTAAACTCGATTCAGGCTTAATCTCATAAGCGTTCCCCTTGTAGAGAACTGAGATAAAGTTTTTAGTTGGATTATATAATGTCTTCATGTTTTTGTTTCCTGGTTCTGCTTTCTAAAAGAGAGCCAGGAAGAGAAAATTACCGTTAGGACGCCTGTACCGAAATACCGGATGTCGCTGCGGTAGGAACTGGGCTGTCAACAAAGACACCAGTTGTTGTAGACATAGCCGTCGCCGCGTTGGCTGATGTGCAGTTCCAAACTAGAACTTCACCCTCAGTCTGCGTAGCGCCGAATGCAATGTTCTGAGCGGGTACCGCGGCCGCCAACTTAGCGTTGATGAATGCGCAGTTTTTAATCAAACACATTCTTTCAACATCAGTAGCATTAGCACCATAGATGAACCGATTACCGGTATCACCACACTTTCTCCAGAACAAGCAGTCTTCGAAGGTAACGTCACGCGCCACCTTACCAGAGATGATTTCTCTAGTCATCAACACACACGGCCGAAGAATCGACCCTGAGATTGCGTTGACAAGAGAACCAAACGTGCAGTGGTAGTAGTAAGAGCTGTCGCCGTTAGCAACAAACTCAGCCGCACCAGTCACATCTAGGTCTGTGTCCTTGTAGAACTCACAGTTCTCAAAGTAGGTGTATTCACCCGCGTCAACGACGCAGTAAATGCCCTCAGCAACCGTGTTGCTGTTAGAGAACTTGATGTTTCTGAAAGTACACCCAACTCCAGTTACTTTCATTGTAGCGATATCAGTCGCCGCTGTCGTTACGCCCAAAGAGATTCTCGCTCTCTGTCCATACCGACGTGGGGCCCCACCATCAGCTCCAATAAAGTGAACTCTGTTCTTAGAAACAGTAAGCATTGCGGTAAGCGTATGTGCTGCGTTAGCAGACAACACGATTACGTCATGATTATTGCTCGTAACATAGGAGTAAGCCTGCGCCACGGTCTTCACCGCCCGCGTAGGAGACAAACCATCATTGCCATCAGAACCATTTGTTGCATCAACGTAGTAGACCTTACCAACACCAGAAGCGCCCATTGTGAATGGGATTCCACCAGTTACCGGGTAGCCAAAACTTGATACGCCATTAGGAAAATCTGTCATTTTGTTATTTTGTTTATTAGTTTTTCGACACTTTCTTTTGTGACTTCCGAGTTGTTTAGATGTATTGGGATGTACCCGAGTCCGGCTAAAATTTCATTTTTATCGGTACTTTGATAATGTCCGTCTATTTCTATACAATACTTATCAAAAAGAAGGAAGTCTACTTCTCGATTATTGATAAGCCAACGATGTTTAAATGGTATTCGATAAAGTTTTAAAACTTCATAAAATATTCTTTCCGCCTTCGTTGAGTGCTTTTTTAATACATTAATCCTCATTATCCTTTATAGACATCTCGGAGGTAGAGAACGTCCTAGTGTGGAGACGGTTTTAAGGAAAGCCGTCAAACCCTTAATTTAAGATTAAGAACTGTATGCTGCCAAGTCTCCCTTTGAACCCCATGTTCGTCTCCAGTCAGTGGCTGAGTCCGCCCATCGAGCATCAACAGTGAAGGTTACTACCTTGTTCTTAATATTCACGTCCTGCTCAAGACGAGGTTCTTGTCGAACTTCGTGGTTAAGCTTGTGACGATTAGGAATAATTACGAACCATGCAGAATCCGAACCACCATTTACCGTGTCCAAGAAAGTTGTGGTCATCATGTCTGTGCCCATTCCATTCTTGTAAACGTTAATAGCGTTCTCCGCTGATTCAGGAGTCAACGCTGATTGAGTTATTTCCTGTCCTTCTTTTTCAAGAGCGGAAGAAACAATCACCATCGGCTTACCCATCAAGCTCATCGCAAGACCGTCGTCGGTTTGCTGTTGCTTAAGGGCAACCAAAGGAGTTTCCAGGTTGTCGTGGTTGAACTTTATTCCAGTCGCGCTTGCGTTTGACTGTGTAGAGCCTCCAGGAACAACCGTTGCGTGTACCGTCGAGAACAACGGATTCCCGTCGCCGTACCAGGTCATTTCATACCCGTTTACAGAGACAGTTGTGGCAAAACCTCCGTTGAAAAGCTGTACTCCAGATTCGTCTTGGGCGTAGTTAGCGCCAATAGACAAATCTCTCATTTCGTCGAGCTCTTGAGACCAATTTCTGTCCTCAATAGTATTCTTCGAAACATCAACGAACAAACCATAATCGTTGTAAACGACCTTAGTTGTGTACGTCTTGTATCTCTTTGAACCAGGAAGGTTGTCACCGTCGGTGAAAAGCTTAATCTTTCCTACGCCGGTCTTACCAGTAACGTTCCGCTGCGCACCTTCGCCACCCTTTTTGTTAAGAACGGCAAAAATACCAGGCCGGTACTCTTCTTGCGCTTGGTTGAAAACCTCACCGATTTCCAATCCAACTCCTGCAATTAAGTCTGTCCAATTACCTCGTGTTTCCATGTTGGTTTATTAGACTCCAAACACCTGCGATTCGTAGATGCTGACTACTTGGTTTCCCGAGTCGTCAGGGTCAACTCCCCAAATTGTGTATTGGGCAGTTGTCAACGCCGCTGTGTCTTCGTCTGTGTTGTCCTCGTCGGCAATATCAGTGTGGTAGCCCAAAAGATTTGAACCGGTTGTTGTACCGATTGTTGCGTCCGGGTCGGCAGAATACAAAGTCTCCTTAGAGATGTCTACCATAGCCTTCACTTTGGCAACCGTTTGGTTGTCAGAGGCCATAGTGTATGCTCCCGCATACGTACCTGTCGCAGCTCCAGCCACACCCGTTGTTTCAAGACCTACGCCTTGACGAGTTACAATCGCTGTTACGTTTCCAAACACAAGTGCTCCAGCCGTTCCAAGCGCAACGAATCCAGACGCAACCTTTACAGAGTCGAGCTCTACAAGGGCAACGCTGTTCGCCACAATTTCAGAACGAAGAAGAGGACCTCCGTGAGGATTTACGCTTCCAATTAATTTCATTTTTATTTGCTACGTTTATTGCCTTACGACCTTTATTTTACTTTATCAAGAAGTGAAGTTACATATGCTGGCTGCTCCGCCTTGAGCTTTAAGTATCGCTCTTCGGACCAACCTACATTCTTAATGAGTTGTAATTCTTTATCGGACAGTTTTGTTTGTGGAACAGATGACGGATTGCCACCTTCCTTTTTCATTGATGCGTCCAAGTGGACCTTCTCAATGGCTTTTGCTGGGTTTACAAGCCTTAGTGCCTTATCAAACAATCTTAGAAAATCCTCCTGGCTAGATGCCCCGTCGGTTTTTAAGGAGTCAAATTCTTTCTGCAACGCAGAGAACTTGATTCCACCCGGGTCACTATCTGGATGAAACTCTTTATTGTTTTCAAGAAACTTTTGTCTTGCGGCATCGAGGTTGGCTTTCGCCGCCTCAGCGTCTCTCTTTGCGAGAGATTCAGCAACAACTTTTTCAATTTCCTCTGGGGTTTTACCGTCGGGCACACCTCCAGGGTTTCCTTCTGTCACGCCCTTTTTTGTTCTCAACTCTTTTAACTCGTTGACTAAGTTGGAGTTTGTGGTTTCCTTATCGGCAACCAGTTTTTCCAATTCAGCAATTCGCTGAGTCATCGCTTCTTTTTCTTCGGGGGTTATTTGAGTGTCTTCCCCGGACACTGTTTTAGGGTCCATTGTGTTTGACTCTTTTGTTTTTGTCCCTTGTTTTACCTAGTAAAAGGCGTCCCTTTATTTACATCGGTTGAGTCCGATGGCGGTTGAGTCCGCGTGAAAACAAGTGTCACGACCATTCCGACAAACGACCGTGGGGCTTTGTGGCCTTAGTGCGGGGGCTATATGTGCTAGGCACTAACCCCCACGCTAAGAACACCAAGTGAACTAATTATATCACAATTTTGTTAACAAGTCAATTAACCGTGCCTAGATGAAGTGAGTTTTACTGGCTTACCCACCGCCTTTCTTCTAGGCTCCTGTATCTTCTTTGCCAGCCAAAGCGTTCTTTGGAATGCGCCCTTAATCCGCTCCTGTATCTCTGGCGCTGCATTAAAATATCTAACCGTATCCGCACCCATAACGGATATTAGATAGCCTTTTAGGTTTTCTATTTTAGACGCCTCAGTAAAAATAACCTCAATTTCCTCAGGTGTAAATCTGTCAGACTTAATAGCTTGGGAATGTAATTCCATAAACCTGTCTTCAATAGCCTTGTCTGAAACTAATTTTAGTAGGAATTTAAACATATTATCCCATCATTTGACCCATTAGGTTTTTCATATCAGAACCACTAGGTGCTATACCCCCAGCGCCCTTAATGGTATTTTGGGCGTTGTCTCCACCACTCATTCCAGTTCCGGGCTGAGTTGGGGCGCCCCCCTCAGCTGACTTTTCTAGAAGAATTTTTGACGGGTCCTTGCCAAACATCTCTATAAGGGTCGCGGCCATTTCTGTTCTATCTACGAGGTCTGGATACAACGCGTTCAGCGTTTGTTGGAATTGTATCTCCAGAGCTTTGTTCACCTCCTTAGACTCTTCGGTCTTTGTGCTTGCAACAAGCTTAATATCAAATTCAAAGCCTCGAATATACTCAGGAAGGATTGCAAACTTAGTGATTTTCTTGCCGCTTGCTATTTCATCAAGTTTTGTTTCTACACGAAGACTATTAGCAGTAGGAAGGTCTTCTTTATTTTGAAAGACCATAATTGTTTTTTCGCCTCTCTTTCCCGGTGTTAAAGCGGAAGAGCCAACGGTAAACATATTAAAGGCCTTCTTTGCGATAGCTGAACCCCCCTCACCGGTTACTCCTTCGAGTATTGGGTACTTGGGGTCGGTATAGAATTGCATGATGTTGGCCACCCTAAGTCTTGCTCTTTCTTTAAGGCCAAATCTAACAAATCTAGCAAAAAGCCCAAGCAGCGTAACGAGCCCAGCGGCGGCGTTTCGAATTTCTGTAGCGGTTGTTCTTTCTCCAACGCCAGCAACGCCAGAGTTTACTCGGTCAATAGAGCTTTCTTCTATAATGTCTTTTGTATATTGTAAAATAAATTGGTGCCAGCCTCCAGGCGTTCCCATGTCTAGTTTCTGAACAGCTTGATTAATAGGAAGACCAGCGGTGTCTATTGGAATTCTTCTTCCTGGGACCAAGAAATCGTCATCAATATCGTCCTGTCCACTCATAAGGATAGGAGAAAAGACGGTCAAAAATGACTGGTCAAGCAGCATATTATTCAAAACATTCATTACGTCTTGCAAAACCTTAATACGGTCCGCGAGAGATTTTCCATAGAAAAAGTCTGAGCCAAAGATATCATAAATCATTGACCAGAACGGAAGCTTCTTATGGTTGAATGGAATGGGGCTCTCTATATCGTTGCCCATTGGGTTTAACCAAACGCCGTTAGCTAATATTATAAAACAGTCGTTTTCCTTATCATACTTTCTGATTATTTCTACGTTATCCTCACCAACGTCACTGGAAATATAATCAGTATAGAACGGCATTTCAACGCTGTTGCTATTCGCGGTCCTAAACGGCACAACATATTTGGAGTTTTCGTAATTAGAAAAGTCTGCCTTAAATTTTGAAAAGTCTACTATTTTTCTCCAAAACACTCTAGGCATGTCTTGAATCTTTCTGATGCCCACACTGTACGGATAGAATTCTTCCAGCGGAACAATAACGCTAGTCAGCTTTCTTTCGGTAATCGTTGTTTCTACAACAGAAAAGTCGGCTTCGTTTGTGTATCTTACAATCTCCCGAACCTTCCTTTTCTTAGTCTCTATTCCCTCGTACCCGACAGCGGTCCCCTTCACTATTGCCTCTTCAAGCATAAAGACCAAAAATTCGTCCGCGTCGTCTACGTCTTCAGCATACTCAAATAGGGAGTTTAATATCTCTCCCCTTAACGCATCTTCTCCCCCTCTAGGCTGAACCTCGACTGTAGGTAGCGCATCTACGATTTTACCAAGAATACTTAAAACCTTGTTTCTGGTGAATGGAAGATGTACGATGGACTGCCACTCATCAATATCATCCCTGACATCAACGTTGGTGGTGAATCTTCTTACGGAGTCATTAATATATGTAATGGGGTCAATTCCATCCATATATTCAAAATTTCTATCCCGCTCATCCTGAGCTAATCTAAACTCACCAAACGTGTCCCTTATAACCTGAATAGCCTTCTCAGAAGGTTTATATTTAAGCTCCTCGGTTTCTGCGGGAACTTCTAAGGCCGGATAAGCCGTACCTACATTAACTGGGTTTTCAGCCATTTATCTTTATTTACCAGCGTATGGTTCGCTTGAATTTCCCTTGTTAGCAAAGTAGAATGTAAAGGCCATACCCGCTAAAATCATAAAGTCCTTTGTCTCTAGCAGGGTCGTACCATTAACTACTTGATACAGGAATGCAAAACAAGCAGAGGCGGCAAGCAATAAAAAAACTATCTTACTGGCCGACTTTAGTATGTTCATCATAGTGCAATTATACCACGTTTTAATTCAAAAATCAAGGGGTATAGCCAATATACTTGAAATTTTGTCAAGTATGTGGTATAATATACCTATAATGTGCTTAAAAACACATTATCCTCCGATATTTTGTATATCCATCCAAGGTCAAAATATCCGAAAACAAATTCCCCGTATCGGGGGTTTGTTTTTTTGTGGTGGAGGTTCTTGATTTGAGAAATAAAACTACCATCATATTATATCATAGAAAACAACAAAAAGCAACCCCGCTATACGCGGGGCTCTTTGTGTGCTTCTAAATATTTCAGAAGCTCTTTTTCTACTATCATCCCACCTGGGTCCACGTGTCCTTTTACTCTTGCGAGGCGCAATAGCATTAGCCGTATGTCCTTAGCGGACTTGTTTGGAAATACTATATCCATCGCTTCAAGTGAAGACAGAATCTCCCACAGAGTCTTATTCTGAAAGGCAAGATGCCACGCAATGTGTCTTGCGGTTGCAAGGCGCACCTTGTTATTTGGCAATCTATTGCCCCCACGGGACTTGGGAGTCAGGTGATGACGCGTCAATTTTGGGCGTCTCATATTTGCTCCTTTTTAAATTACAATATTAGTGTACTCTCTTTTAGAAAAAAGTCAACCCCCGGCTGTGGATAAGTCGGGGGAATTAGATGGGCTCACCCTCTGAGTTGGGTTCGATGCCCTCGGTATTTAGCCAGGTTCGTTCCAGGTCTGCAAAACGTGTGTCATCAAGTTCTATGGTTGCAACGGTCTTGCACTTTGGGCACCAGCCCAATAAAAGCCATTCGTCCTTATTCCTATCAACCCATATGCGGATTTTAGGTTTAGGCTCTTGCGCTTTCTTAAAATGTTCAAGCTCCGTACCACAAAGCTTACACGTAACTACAATCAGAACGGGTGGTCCAAACGTTTTCATGTTACACCCCCTTACCAGGATAAATTAATGTCGTGTCTATCTGAGAAAAACTTAACCTTTGGAGAACCTAGTTTGGAGATAGGCAATCCGGCCGTCTGAGCATAACTTCCGTCATACTTCAAGTATGAGCCGGTAATGAACAGATGTTTTTTATGTTCTGTTACCTTCCCATTTTTAACAGCCTGCATCAACACTATTGAGGAAATAATTTTGTGTGCGTGGCCCATTGCAACTATATCGCAATGAAACGACACTGATATTCTTTCCAGAGCTAATAGTGCGGTACCATCAAACCGTGCTCCGGTCCTGCCGTGAAGCAAATAGATAGAGTAGGTTTGATTTCCAACCCTTAATAAATTCCAGCACGCGTTGCTGAGATAGGGAACTCCTAGTTCTCTACACATCGCCTTACTGACATCTATTCCGGTCTTCTGATAAACCCTATCTTCGTGGTTTCCGTTAAGGAACCCGAGCAATAAGTTTTTCCTTGCTAGCGGGCGAAGGTATTCAATCATTCGTTCATATTGGTTTTGTCCCATGAACTCCTGCTCATAAATACCAGCACCTACTGAATCTCTTGTTGCCATTTCAATCAAATCACCCATTAAATATACCGGGGTATTTGTTTTATAGCAATAGTTAAGCATGGTTTCAAACTTACCGATATCACACTGAGGACTTCCAAGGTGGACGTCGCCAATGAACATAACTTCGGCATAGTTTTTTCCATTCTTAACATCGATGCTTCGCTTATTTAAGCGAATTGGTCTCCCAATGATTTTGTCTTTCATCGGAAACGCTCCTTCCTTTTAAATTATTAAATTACTCTTGTATTATATCACACTTTCTTCTTAAGTTCAAGAGCCTCTTTTAGTGCAGAAACCGTCCTTAAAAACAAAGTCATTACTGTTCCATGGTCCTTAGCATAGAACTTACAGAAATACGGAAGCGGGTCAAAAGAGCCATTGGCGTTATTAGTATCCATTCTGGAGAAGTCGTCGTTTAATCGGTATGCTCCAAAATGAATATGGGGACCAGTAGAAAATCCCGTGTTGTCGGTTTTGGCGAGTATGGTTCCGACCTCGCAGGTATCACCCACCTTCGCATATACTTCTTCGTTGTGCATTAACTGAATCTCTACATAGCACTCCACACCATCAACGAGCCATTTATCGGTAGTGATAAGTTGTACATAGTTCCCCGCTCCCGCAGGAAGATACCCGGTTCCATTAACTCGTGCCTTGACGGGACAGTAGAGGATTCTATCGCTTCCTTCTCGTAGGTCTATTCCGTTGTGGCGATTAAACCCAAAGCGTTCGTATGCTGGGTTATATAGTCCCCATACCTGATTCACCCAAAATGGTTTCGCGGGGTACCAAAGTTCTAGTTTATTTTTCATTTTTCTTAAATCCTATTTCCTTTTTCTCCGACTGCTCTTTGAATTTTTCATACTCTTCATCAAGAAAGATATCCACTGGTTTCACTGACTTTTCTAATTTCAGCGCCTCCTGTAAGGAGTGTGCGAAAACGTTTTTTCTTATAATGTATTTAGATAGCGGTTTTTTCATTATTTAATTCTCATTTGCTTATATGCCCTTTTAGCGGTTTTATAGAACTCCTTATCGTTTCTCATTAACCAAGCGCGTCTTCGTACCGTGGCCATAGAGTCATAGTACCCCTCCTTAAAATTCTTTATCTTTCTCGTTAGCTCTGCCCGGTCTTCAAACTCTTCATAATAAGTCCTGCTCTGAAATCTAAGGTCAAGCTCTTCAATATCATATCCCATTGGAGGCATTTCCTTGTAACACTCATGGAAATATGCATCATCCCAATACATCCGGTAGAACCCGAATTTAATCCTCCTAAATCTAATATGGGGATATTTCTTTTGAACATCTCTTTGAAAACGACGAAACCACGTACTTCCTTCTTTAATACGGAACGTAACGTCGGCGTATGCCGTTCTTGGATTTTGATTTGAAATCGAATTTATCATGTACTTTTAATGATGCTGTTCCAGCTCCCATTAACCCAAGTGCACCATATTCAAATGAGCTTCTAAGGTGAGAATACTGGTCGTGGACCGGTTTAAGGTCCTTAGAGTTAGTGACCCGCATTCCCTGCCGAGTGACTTCTGGGTAGCGAGAGTTAATCATACAGACCTTTAGATATCTAGTTCTTGAATTATCATTAACCACTAAGTTGTCCCGCATTAATAACTTGGCCGCATCTCTACGCTTGTTAAAGTATTTCCAGTCCTCTCTAAAGTTCACATAGATGCCCGCATCTCGCAAAACCCCAATTACGGTTTGATTCACAACCTGATTTCCAAATCTTCCAGCTGGGTCGCCAAAGTGAGTTCCAGTTGGCCAGTATTTATGGCTTTCAATGAGTTCTAGGTCTCGATTAGTGTATTTATATCCGTCAGAAGGGATGACGCCAGTAACAAATGGGATGTAAAAGTCTATAGTTTTTCCGTTGTTCCAGTATACATCAATAACCCTGATTTTTCCTTCCCGCGGACGCTGCCACCAAATCATTGCGGTGTCGTCAGACTTTCCAAAGTCCCAACTGCAAAACAATGGGAGTTCTGGGTCAAATGGATAGTCGCCAAATTCAACTAGGTCCCATTCTGGGTAAACTCTTCCAACTTGAGATTTTACATATGAAATATCAAGTTCTTGCGCAACTTCTTCTTCTGTTCTTCTGGACCGTTCATAGTTATACCACTCATCGTCCTTCAATGGGTGGAGTCTCCAGTGGAGAGTCATAACGTCTATTCCTGAGTCTCTGAGCTGCGCATAGGCATTGTACCCATATGGGGTAGATGCGGTAATACGACAATTGGTCGTGTCCCCGGAAGACGTCCAGGCATCCTGGAAATATTCCCAGTGGGCGCCCTCGTCCATAAACACCACGGTCTTACGCGGTCCCCGGCCGAAGGCCCGGTTCATAGTGTCTCCCTTAAGGATGTTTTGATTTTCCGGGTTTGTTAGTTTAAGGGACGTTCGATGGTTTTTAAAATTAAATTTTCTCGGCAACATCCACTTTGGGGTTGTTTTTAAATTATAATCTAGCATACCAAACAATGAGTCCTTGGTTTTGTCGTCCACTAGGGCTTCTTTATAAGAACCGATAAGCCCATTAAAGTTGTCGTCAAAGAGCCACATCCAGTAAAAAACCGTCATTGTGACCCAGGTTGCCCCCATTTCCCGAGATTTTTCAACCAAGCCGTCTCGGCCATTCCTAACGTGGTCCACCAACCAGTTTACATAATCTTCTTGAAATGGGAAAAGTATGAACGGGAAGTGATATTGGTCGTACTTGTCATTTGGGGTCCAGCAGAAATTATTAATAAAAAACACAGGGTCCTTCTTACAGGCCGCCAATGCGTAAATTTTGGCTTCTGCCGAACGATTACACGCGTCTTGAATCTTGAGCCGTTCGAATAGTTTTCGCCGGTATTCGGGCGAATTTTGATATTCTGCGAGTTTGGCCTTTCTGCGTTCGTGCTCTCTAGCAATGAGCTCGTTGTCCATTATTCCTCTTCTTTAAGTTGGTTTTCCCGCATATTCAACATGAAGGCAATAGCCTCCGCCGGTGTCATATTCGGGTCAATTTTGGCTTTTAATGCAATATGCTCGGTAGCCTCACCCTTTGCAATCTGTCCCTTGTCAAACGAGATACCAGCAATAGTTCCGAGGCTCGATAGCGACGCTGCATCGAGGGCCTTCTTATTCTTAAGTAATTTACTTAGTTTTAAGTCTAGGGCATACCACGCCTTCTGCTTAACGCTTAAAACTAGGTCTTTTTCCTGTAATTTAGAAAATTCATCTGACTCGCGCTTTAGCGCCACATGAGTGCCTTTTCTATCCTCCATACCCTTTTGCACCAACTCAATAACCTCTTGGGTTACCGCGTACTTCTCTGGATGCTCTAAAACATCCTTATAAATCTTATTGACCGCGTTCACCACCTTGAGGTTGGAATCATAATATTTTTCAAAACCAAACTCAAGCCCAGTTTGATACTGGCTCTTATTAGCTAGGGTCTTAAATATAGACCTCTTTTGTACTTCTGTAAGTTTAAGCATTGTTCGTTAATAACTGGGGCCAAACGGTTTTAGCTAGGCTGTCAGCTTATAGTTCCCCTGCGCATCAGTTTTTAAGTTGAGCGCCGTTGCGGTAGAGTTAAAGCTATTGCAAAGCTGGTAGCTGTTGTCTTTTGAGTATTGAAGCGTGTTGATTACATAGGGATAAATCCATGGATATGGCTTGTGTCTCTCTACGTAAATCGGAATCTCTTTCTCAATAATCTTGATGAATGCTTGGTTTTTATTAGATTCCAACACCAATTTCCTCAAAAGCTCTATTTCGGCCTTAATTGACTCAATATCTGATTGAGTAACAGTTGATTCGTCAAGCACAATCTTTCGTGCCTCGTCTTTCGTAATAATACCCCCGTATACTAATTTAGTGAGATTCTCCACGGTGGGCTTCTCAGAGAGTCTCCACTTTAATGTTTTATCTTCGTTCATAATTTTTATGCTTGACCCCAGTTATTAAAGAGCAATTGTCAGTCTACCAGGATTTGAACCTGGGCCGGACGGTTCCAAACCGTGCGTGCTACCACTACACCATAGGCTGTATGGGCTGGGGAGTGTATGCCCCATTTACCGAAGCCCTCGCTGGGCCCCGCACCCTCAGTGGACAGTAAGGGAATCGAACCCTTTCCCCCTCATTGCAAATGAGGAATGCTGGCCGTTATCACCAACCGCCCAATATATCCATTATACTCAGTTTAACGAGGCTGTCAAGCCTTATACTGTTGATAACTAGAATATATACCTCTAGTATTCTAGCAGGGTAATTATAGCATAAAACCGACAGGAAGTAAAGGGTTTAATGGGGTGGGGCGTATAGTAACATATGTTACCTATTGACAGAATATAGTGAATGTGGTGGAATATAGGGGATAAAATATAATATAAAATTTGATAGGGATATATATAATTAGTGGTGCAGAATGGTCCCCGTACCCTCAGTTAGTGATATTGAGGCGTAATGTCGCAAAATGTATATTGTGCGACGTATAAAGAGTAAGCCTAGCTTCAAAAACATGTATATACATGGGGAATATGGGTATATTGTGGTGTAGTATGGTGTAGAATAGGCTTGCATAATTCCTTTTGTTGTGTTGTCGCGGTGCTGATGTACCTACTTTCATCCCCCCCACTAGTAGCCTCCCCATCCTCTCCTCCTCTTCATCCCCTTGCTCCTCCCGTTCCTCTAGTTCCTCTTCCGCTCCACGAGTACCGCATATTTCCTTTCCATTACTATCTCTCCCGTATTCCTTCCTCTTCTCTCTTGATATCCTTCTTCCTTATTACCTTGTCTTGCTTCTTTTGTAGTGTTTGTAGGTAGGTAAGAGTCAAAGCGCGGGGCGCGGGGCGCTCCTGGGGCATTCTAGGGGGCTGTTTTTTCGCATCGTGCCCGTTTTACCTCGTTTTATGCATCTTTATAGCTATTCCGTCAAGTTCCTAGTTATCCACAACGTGCCCTTGCGCGTTCCCTGGATATGGTATACTAGTATCAGATAGTAAAGGTCGCTAATTAATAAAGGTATATGACGAAAGAAAAGAGGTCCGCGCTGTATGACTCTCTAGTATACGAATTCGAGCAAGCGATAGAACGCGCCCAGCTTCCCGAAGATATTCTAATAATCAGCGGGGAAGATAAGTACCTGCAGGTTGATTTTGGGATAGTGCGTCTCACGATTGAGTCCCCGGATTATTTCCACAAGGGATATCAAGTGTATGTAAATTGGGGTGCTATCGGCAACGTGGGAAGGGAACGTACCGAGAAATTCGCATTCCAGCTTTCCTGGTGCGCTGATATGATGATTACGGCGGAACAGATTATAAAGAACGCGGGCGGGCGCGTGTTGAAGGTCAAGTAAGAGGGACAAAAACGGGGTAGAAATGCCTCGTTTTTGTTTACAAAAGTTATCCACAGTTCCGCTGTTGCGTCGCTTGTAAATATGCTATACTCAATTCAGCTTCTGGTCCGAAGCTAGGAATCGCCTAGCGGGGAGGGCACAATTAAAAATGATATATAGATATTATGTAGGCGCGAACAACGAGACGGGCGAGGTTGAAACCGAAAAACTTCTTGCAATTATCAAGGAATACACTCCCGGCGCAACGCTTATACCTTGTAAGGGTATATGGAACGGGCACCAGGAAGATAGCATCATTCTTGAAATTGCCGAGGGCATCGAATTCAAAAGCGATGAGCTCGCGGAAGCGCTTCGGGTAGGCTTGAATCAGCAAAGCGTGGGTCTGGTCGTCAACTACAACGTGATGAACTTCATCTAACATGAAAGACTACACCGGAATTGACTATCGAGACTCGAAGCTTTACAAGGGCATGACGCCGTATCTCGCGTGTGCGTATGTTGAGGGGTTCGAAGAGGGTGAAATTTCATCCGAGACCGAAATCTTGACCGCCTTTCAATACCTCGTGGATACGGGACAGTGCTGGTCCCTCCAGGGATGGTACGGAAGGACGGCGCAAGGATTGATTGATGCCGGAGTAATTCAACCCGCAAAGGAAACGGCGCGGGTACGGGCATGAGTAAAAAAACCTGCCCGCGGTGCGGTTCTCGCGATATGGAGTTTCCCGCGTTGTCCCGTTCGGATAATAAGACTGAGGTCTGCTCCGATTGCGGACAGTGGGAAGCGCTGTATCAATTCATGAACCGCGGAAAGCTCCCGCCGATTGAGAAAGGGCGACCGATTGAGAGGCCGTATGATGGAGAATCATGGTAAGTCTCAATCCGTCAATCAAGCTCAGTCTGCCCGTTGGATGTAAACCGCTCGGGCGCAATTTCTGCGCCGTTGAGCTGGGGAACCTAACGCTGTACTTCTCATATGAGCAGTGCATCGCTTTCAAGGAACCTCAAAACGGGCTCCGAGTGTGCGAAAACGTGTG